TTGTTGGTTTTGTAAACCTAAAATAGTTGATTGATTAACTAAAGCATTTCCGTTTGCTGTTAACGTTGAAACTGTTGCATCTGTTGTTCTTCTTCCATATCTTGCAATACCTTTTTGAGAATCTCCTGCTGACGTGAAAATATTTGTACTAATAGAAACTTTTGATGTTAAACCAAAAGCATTTCCTTGATACCCTAAAACAGTTGAATAAGGTGCGTCACACGTACCACTTCCAAATATAGAAGAAAACGAACTACTAGCTGTTCCAAAACCTACAATAATACTATTACCACCACTTGCTGTTGAATCAGAATAAAAATAACCACCAATAGCTAAAGAAGTTTCTCCAGTAGCTTTACAACGTAAACCTATTGCAGTAGCACTATCTAGTGATGATGTACACGCTTTTCCTAATGCTAAACCATAAAGTCCAGTAACAGAATTTTGATAACCTAAACTAAAACCATAATTAGCACTAACAGTTGATGAAGAACCGAAACAACCATTTTCAGAACCACTTACAACATTATTGTAACCAGTTGTTACTGAATAAGCAGCATTGCCAGTATTACCATTACCAGCTCTAATAGTATATGCACCTGATATTGAATTAGAAAGTCCAAATACAGCAGAGTAATTACCAGAATTTGTGTTTGTACTTCCTGCCCCAAAACCTGCTGTTCCACTTATATTATTACTTGCTCCCATTGCTATTGAACTAGATCCACTTGCAGTATTACTTGCTCCTAACGATACTGAACTAGATCCACTTGCAGTATTACTTGCTCCTAACGATACTGAACTAGATCCACTTGCTACTTGTGTATTAGCACTTCTAAACATCTGTAAATCTACAGCATAAGTGCCACGTTTATTTCCACCAGTTGTAGTATTGTCTGGTATAGCTAATGTAAATGCTCCAGTTCCTTTAGGTACAATTGAAATATCAGCATTTGTTGTACTTGCTATTGCAGTTAATGAATCAACATTTACTGTTGCATTTGGTGCTGAAGTGTTTTGTGCTTCTGTGAAGTATGTTAAACCACCTGCAGAAATTGTTGCCCATGTATTATCTCCACGTAGATAAGTTGTTGAATTTGCTGTTCCACTTCCTAAACGTGCTGTCCCAACCGTTCCAGAAGCTAAATTTGAAGCGTTTGTTGCATCCGTATTTGGAACATTTCCAAGTCCTACTGATGTTTTATCTAATGTTTGCCATGACTTATCACCTCTCCAATATTGGGAAGTTGTTCCTACTGAAATTGTAGGTTCCTTTGTTGACAAACCAGTATTGACAGCATTTACAGTTGGAAATTTAGTTGCACTTGCTGTAAGATCAGTTTGTTTATTTGAACTATCTTCTTTTGCAGATAAAGCTTCATTTACATAAGTTAAACTTACATAATTTGTAAGTTCAGCATCCACAAGAGCAACAACATCTGAAGTAATTTTATTGGCAACTGCTTCTGTTGTTGGAAAAGTAATATTATCAATTACTGAAAAATCAATTACTTTATTTGCTGTTGCTTCTGCCCCTAATGATTCAAGAGTTTGATCACCACTATTAATTCCAGATAATTGATTTAACTTTTGTTTATCTTCTGAAATAAGAAGTCCTGCTGTTGTTTCTGTTGCTCCTAATAAGGTAACATCACTTCCAGTTGAACTATTTATTTTTAAAGAAACATCTGTTTGTTCTGATAGAGAAAGATTAGTTGTTGAAGTTAATCCTGCATCAATGAAAGCACGAATTTCTGAAGCTGTAACTTCATTCGTTCCACCTTCATCAAGAATTGTATCTGAATTTTTTCTATGAGCAAGTTCAGTTGGAAATACTTCAATCCAATACGCTTCATTTGTTCCTGGTGTTACATTTACAGAAGGAACAGCATTCACGAATTTCCAAAGTCTTCCATCATAAGTTGCATAATTAATTACTGAATCATCATATTCAGTTGAAATATCGTATGCAATAACTCCATTTGTCAAACATAAAGCAACTAGATCATCATAAATATTGATCATGTTACTATCAAAGTCGGCATTGTCTAAAAAATCATCCTTATTTATTAATGGTGGATAATCTGTTTGCCTTAAAATTAAATTGTCTGTATTCATTTTTATACTTGTCTAAATTTTACACCACTTCTATACTTTTGTTCTTGTCCTTTTAACTTTCTCCATAATAGAAAATCTGAAGAATGCCAGTTCAAATATTTTTCAACTCTTTCTTCGAACACACTTGCTGAACTTCTCGCTTGTTGGATTAGTCTTGACATTGTTTTTTCGTCTGCCTTCTCGCTGTATTGATTTGTTTTTGATACAATACCATAAGGAGTTGAAGTAACGTTCGTATGAGAAAGAAAACGTGCATAAGAATGATGAATTAAAATTGCTTTCAATCCTTCATGCTTATATCTATAACCTCCATATTCGTATTCTTGACCTTCCCATAAATCATAATACTTAACCAAACTTGGAGAAGCAAAATAATCATCTATAAAGTCAAGATAAAAAGATTCTCCCATGAAGGCACGTAAATCAAAATCTTGTGCTTCAAGAATAAAAGGATCAAGTTCTTTTATAGTGTTGATATTTGAAGAAATACTTTTGTATAACTTAATATCATTTATGTTAATCATTGTTTCCATTATAATCCTAACATTTGATTTGATTGTGCTTCAGATAATCCAAATAATACCATCATTGAACCTTTCTTCTGTTCGTTTGTTAAAAGTGGATCAGAAAGCAAAGAAGTCAATGCTTGTGTTCCACCAACTCCAAGAGTTACTGCAAGTAAAGTTGTATCAGATTTTAAATCATCTGCAGGAGCATCACCATTACTTTCACGAATTTCATTTTTAGTGTAATATTGGAAATAATCTGGTTCAATTGCTTTACGATATTTCAATGGTAAAATTGAATAATCATCTGAAGGACAAATATTGTAATAAAATTTACTAAATATTTCTTTTAATATTTCTTCAATTACTAAACGATCATCATATGTAATTGTATTATAATGATCCGAAGCATCTGAAATTTCCTTACTTGTTCCAAGACTTCCTGCTGTTCTTAATAATAAGACTGGTGGAATTAAAAAGTTTTTAATAATTGAATCTCTTGAACTGTTTTCTGTGTATTCGTAAAGTTTATCATAATTTTGAATGTCAACTTTTTTAAGTTCAATTTGTTCATCATTATTTTCTCTTTCCAATACAAGCAATGTTCCTGCTCCATCACCACCTTGAAACCTTCTTAAATTTTCATCAAATTCTTCTGCATCATCTTCCGATTCAGATTTCCCAACTATCAATAAATGTGAAGCAAGAAAGTTTTTTGAAGCTGTATTGTTTTTAAAGAATTTCAATTGTCCTTCAGTCATCATATCTTCAAGAACAGAATCATATGGAGCAAGTGGATATTCTAAACCTTCTGGAGTCCAATAAAGGATTTGACCTTTGTAATTTTCCCAACCTCCTACTTCTTCAACTTCTTGTAAAACGTTTGAAGGATTGTAAATATTTATAAAATCAACTTTCTTTTTATCAATACTTTTTTTCTTAACCTTTCCCCAATCATCATAGACTGCAATTTTTCCCGCATTATCAACATCATCTTGTGGAACTAATCTACAATACTCAAAAGGAACGATTGAAGCTTCAGTAATTTGAAGCAATCCATTGTAATTAACATGAAGAACAATTGATTGATACTTTCCTTTGCTGTAAGTCATTTTTCGGATTAGTTTATCAACTGTTAATCCTTTTGAATTTACTTTTGCTTTATAGAAAGTTTCATCTTTTGCACCACCACCCATTACATATTTTGAATACATACGTAGGCAAGTAACTGCTGTTCCAGAATTGTTTACAATATCATTGATCCTTTGAGGGTAAAGATTATCAAAATCATAATTGATAATACCAAGCGATTTATTGTCTACTGCTGTAATTCTTTTTTCTACCTTGTCGGCTGTCGCTTTTACCTTTGCCATTTATTAAGATTTTTTTGCTGTTGGCTTTCTTTTCTTTACTAATGTAGTGCTTTCTTTTACATCTTCAACTGCATCTTTTATTTCAGATACAATTTCCTTTACTTCAGAAACAATTTCTTTTGCTTTACGTACAACTCTAACACCTTTTTTTATTATTTGTTCCCAATTATCTGGAACTTTTTCAAAGAATTTAATTAATGCAGGATTACTTCTTAAAGCTTCGATTAATTGTTCATCACTTGAATGTTCGGAAATAATATCGTTTCCATAACTTTGAATCACTTTACCTTTTTGTAAGTGAAATTGTTTGTTTGCCTTTTCCATAGCTTTTTGTTTTGTATTATCTAATTTTAACATAAAAAATAAATCTTCAACGCATTCACATTTTAAAGCTTTGTTTAATGGAATGCCAGTTAATAATCTGTTTAATTTACTTGCTTCAATAAATTCAATTGAATCGTGTTTTGTTCTCCATAAATGCTTCGTGCATTCATAACTTTTTACTCTGTCGATTAATTCTTCTAATTCACTCATAATAAAAAAGGGAAAACATTTATGCTTTCCCTTTCAAAATTAATGATTTATTTTGAATTATAACAATCCATCAACTACTGCTTTCGATAAAGCATAAGAAGTAATAAATAATGAATTTGGTAAACGCGGTTCTTTGTTCACATCTGTAAAGAAAGTGAAATCAAATGCACCTTGTGTATCTGCATTATTTGGATCGCGTTCAATAACTGTCATTTCAAGTCCAGTTGTTAAACCATAAACCTCAAATGCAGATTCTCCTGCTGTACCTCTGAAATAGTTTTCAGTAATCACAATGAATTTTCCGTCTTTCATTGCATTCAATTGAGCTTTTGTTGCAGGTGAAATATCAAAACCTTTCATCATTACTGTATGATCAAACATTTTATTAAATCCAACTTTAACCATTGAAGCTTTTGGTGCAATAGAGTTGTTTTTACCATCAATTTGGTAAGCAACCGCACCAGAAACAAGAACGATATCTTCAATAACTTCTGTATTTGTTCCATTGTAAACAACTGAAGCAACATCCTCATAGTTTATTACAACTGCTCTATCTCTTGTTCCACCTTGTAATGGATTAGTACAACTTTTTGAAATGTTAGCACTAATCTCTCCACATACTGTTGACATATTTTTAAATTTTAATAGTGAAAAATAGGGGAGTTTTTTATGCTCCCCTTTTAAATTAGTAAGCTACTTGAATTTCGTAATCCAATACAACTTTTGCATCGATATTAAATAAGAAATCAATGTAATTTTTCTTCGTTGTTCTATCAAAATGAACATCTAATTCTCCCATTGATCCTGCTTCTTCTGTTGCAACTTGTAAGTTTTCTGGAGTAACCAAAACAGCTCTGTGAGGTAAGAAGTATTTTGTTCCATTTTTGTAGTAAGAACGAATGATTCTATCCCATAAATTGAAAGCATATAATTCAATTCCTCCAGATTTCAATAATGTAATTCCATTCTCTAATCTTTCAGTTGTGAAAGCAATATTTGCAGAAGTTAATTCTCTTTCATATTGATCAGCTACTGATTGAGTTACAACATAAACTAAATTAGCTTTTTCACGTAATCTGTAATCTGCTCCATAACGCATATTTTGTAACGCATTTGTTACTACTTTATTTGTTGTATCAGTAGAATTGAACTCTTGAAGTGCATAAGTAGATTGACCATTTTTAGAAGCTAAATCAGTTGTTTTTCTTGTAGCATCTGCAGAAACAATTGCAAAAATTTGTTTCCAGAATCCATCAATTTTATTGAAATAAGTAACATCTGTTCCTGCAAATAAAACTCCTGCAGGAGAATCAGTTGTTGTTGCAGCATCAACATCACCGAACCATGCGATTCTGTAAATTGCTTCTTGAATTGCATCTGCTAATAAATCAGAAACGAAATTAAAGAAATCTGTTGAAGTCAAATCTTGTTTTTGAACTCCTGCTTTTAAACCATATAAAAAGAATGATTCTTGTAAGTCAGTCCAACAAGCTTCTAAACGATCAGAAACTGGAGCAGGATTCCAAGATTTTTCTGATAAAGAAATTGTATTTGTTCCAGATGCAGGAGTACAACCTCCAGAACCTTTTCCAACCATTCCAGATAAACGACCTAAAATAGCGATTTGTTTTTTTGCAACAACTCCATTCACTATTGTGTGGAACTTGCTTAATTCTGGTTTCGAGAATCCACTCTCGAAAACTGCTTCACTTAATTGCTTGATTTCTTCTCCGTTGAAAGTCAAGTCTGCTGGTGTAATTAATGCCATAACTTTTTTCTAAATTATTTTTGTTTGTAATTTGCTCTTTTTTCTTGAGCTTGTTCTTTCAATGATTTTTTAGAGTTGTTATCTTCAACCTTTCTGAATGCTTGTGCTTGAGCAGGTGGTGTGTATGTACTTTTTACATTCGCCAATTTTTCCAATTCAGCAACAACTTCTTCTGATTCTGATTTCAAAGTATTGTTTTCAGCTTTCAAAGTTTCGTTTTCAGATTTTAATGCTTCAAATTCTGCTTTCAATGTTTCCAATTCAGCATTTGCATTATCTTCTGGCATAACTGGAATTAATTCTGTAATCAATCCTTCAACTGCAACAATGTCAATCATTCCATCTGGAGTTCTAAAAGTACCATTTGCAGGTTCTCCATTTAAAGTGATTACATCACCAACTGCTAATTCTTCTGTTGGAGTTTCAATCGTTCCATCTTCAGTATCAAATGTCATTGCTTTCGCTACTTCATTGTTTCCTTCTTCTGCAACTTTTGATAAACCCAACTTTGCTAAAGCTTCTTTCGTTCTTTCTAAAAGAGGTTTTTTCATTTCGTTTTGTTTTTCATTATAAATAAGTGCAACCATTTGCACGCTTTCCTTTGGTAAAATTTCAGAGATGAATTTCATCTTTAAACATTGTTCAGAAGTTAACGCTGTTTCAACTGCCATTAATCCACTGATTGCTTCTTTACTTACTCCAGTTGCATTTGCGTAAAGTGAAACAAGTTCTTTTTCATTCTCCTTAATCGAATCAGAATATTCTTGAAGCTTTTTAGCATCACCAGAAACATTCTGAAAATAAGGATTGTGAATTACATAAGAAACTCCTTCGATTGCTTTACGATTCTGCAATGGAGCAGCTAAATGAATAGCTGTTGCAATTGAAGCACATAAATCTTCTGCAATAGTTACAGCATTTGGAAGGCTTTTAATGAAATTTGCAATTGATTCCCCAACTGTAATATACCCACCTTGTGAGTTAATATGGAATACTATCTGCTCAACTTCACCAAGTCCTTCTACTTGCTCAACAACATCTATCAATTCAACACCTCTTTCAGTTACGTTTCCATTTTCATCGTAACTGTTACCGATTTGTCCTTTTATATAAACGTGTCCTATCATGTATTCAAAGATATTATTATATTTGCCCCTTAATAATGAACGAATTTTGTCAGTATGAAAGTCCACGTTTTAGGATTAGGTGATAGTTTAGAATATTACAAGCCAGATAATAATATTACAATTGGAGTAAATGATATTCATAAATATTATAAAACTGATTATGTTGTTTGTATTGATCATTTATTTGCATTCCCAAAAGATAGGCTTGAAACTATTTTAAAAACAAAATGTAAAGGATTCTATTCTCAAATTGTTGACTGGGGAATGATGATTCCAAGTTTTAAATTAATTGAATTTAATATTGGAAGAGGTTTTCTTCATGAACTTGATAATGATAAATTTTGTTATTCAAATAATTCTCCATTTGTAGCGTGTATTTTAGCTTACAAACTTGGAGCAAAAGAAATTATTTTACATGGAGTTGATTTAATTGATCATCCACACATAAAAGGAAATTCAAAAGAAAAAGCCTTGCTTGATTATAAAAATCTGAACAAGGCTTTTAAAAGTAAAGGAGTAAATTTATTTGTCGGAAGTAAAGATAGTTCTTTATCTAATTTTTTAGAAGTTTACCAACCTTTCTGAATACAATATTTTAATAAATCTTTTGGAGTGTAGTTTTGTGGATCATCTAATCCCAAAACCCATGCAACAAATTCAGAACAAATCATTCTTTTGTTTTCATCCTTTACTCTACGAAGTTTGATTTCTTTTTTCGTGAATAAACCCTTGATTATTTTAGAAGGGTAACGCAAAACAAACAATTCAAAATCATATCCAGTAGTTCCAGATTTTGAAAGTGCTTTTTCTAATGGATCAAACTCCCAATTTGGAGAGCTTGATAGATATTTATATTTATACTTCGCTATCCATTTATCAAATGGTCTTAAATTTACCCCATCTTTTTGAGCATCTACAATGAAAGGTTTTCCATCTAATTCAATATATAAAGCTGTATGTGAAATCTCGCTTTGTATAAATAACTTTATACCTTTTGAAATAATGCTTTGACCAGAACAATGCAAAATATCACCGTGTTTTAATTTTTCCATAATTTATAAATAATAATTAATTGCAATATCTGGATAATAAGTTTGTAAAACATCAAACATTTCAGATTTATGAGTTTCAATTTCAACTGCTACTGTTTCAGCAATAGTTCCAACTATTACATCATCATGACCATATAGTAAAAAATCTTTTAATGCTAAATTTGTTGGAGATAATTCATAATAAAAAGTTCCATTATTATTATCAACTATTCTATGAATCTCCACGTTAAATTGTTCCATAATTTATAAAGAATAAGTAATTAAATGCGACCATTGAGTAACCGTTGCTAAAGCTGTTGCTCCATTTGTTCTAATTGATTGTGGTCCTAATAAAACAGTATCTAATGGTAAATCAGTTGTTAATGTTCCTTGTGCAGTATTTCCAGTTACTCTATCCGTTATTCTATATTTAACCTCCATTGAATCGTGTTCATTGTATAAATCAAATACATAGAATTTATCTAATGATGCTCCTGCTGTTCTATTTGCAGGAAAGTTTGCACCTAAATCAATTTTAGAAGCTGTTCCACTAGCATCATTATAAAATACTTGTAAATTAGTATCACCTGCATCTGAACCGACTCCAATAAAATTTGTTAGAGATACAACATCAACCAAATTATTTATTGTACTTAAAGTTGAAATTGGAAGTAGTCCGTGAAATTGTTTTGCACCAACTACATATGCAGCATCTTGAATACACCACCCAACCGAAAAGCTAAAACCTTGACCAACTGAATGTCTTAATGAAGCCGTTCTAATTCCAGCCTTTGAGCCTGCTGTTGCCGTTGTTGGTATTTGCGTTCTTATTGTTCTTGTTATAATAGAAGTATTGGTAATTGAAATTGCGGCAGCCGTTCCACTTAATGCGGCAGTTGATACGTTACCAGATACCGAAAATGTAGCTGAACCATTATTGGCATAATATCCACCAGGAAATGCACTTGCTGTAAGCTGTGGTATAAATGATGCACCACTTGAAGGCTGTTTATTTTCCCATAAAGATGTTGAACTATTATATTGAATAATATCATTATTTGCTAATGTTCCACTATCAATTTTTACATTATGTAATTCATCTAATTCAAATCCATTAACAATTCTATAAATAATTCTACCTAATGTTGGCGAAGTCCTTGCAACTATTCCAATAAAAACAATATGATTTGGAGCTTGTGGTTTTGTTTTTGTTACATAACCTGCATTATTCGGATCAAGCCACAAAGCATCACCATCAACTAATGTATCAGCAGTAAATGGATATGTAGCACCACTCCTTGTATCTAAATCATGAAGCGTTCCCATTGCACAAACTAAACCATCTGAATTTGGAGCAATATCTGAAATAACACTTCCAAAAGTTCCACTTGATGTGCTTTCTGCATTTGCTTGTGCTTTTATTGCATTTGGTCTATAACCAGTTGAGCCACTTAAATAAACAATCGTTCCTTTTCTTAAAGTATCAACTGAACTATTATTTCTAACAACTACTGGTACTGTTTCAGAATAATCAACTATTCCATCATTATCAGTATCATAAGTTGTTTTCTGCATATCACCAGTCCCAATTGTAATGCTTTTATTTTCCCATTGAGAAGTGGTAAAATTGTATTGCAATAATTGACCATTTGTAGCATCTGTAATTGTAACATCATTTAAAGCATTTATTGAAATATTAGCATCTAGTTTTGTTGACCATTTACTTGCATTTTCAAAAGTTGAAGGAGTTAAATATTTTTCTGTTAACGTTCCTGCATCAACTTCGATTTGTGTTGCTGTTGTTGGAGCATCAATAAACTCCCAAGAAGTTCCATTTGAATAATATAATCCATTTGCTTTATATGTTCCTAATATTCTATAACCTTGTGAAGAAGAAACCCAATAAAAATCATTTGGATAGGATGTTGCATCTGGCAAACTTGAAAAATTTGAAACGGTATTAATTACTGTTCCTGCTCCGCTACCTCCCGAAGCTGGATTAAAACCCGTATTTTCAGCATACCAAAGTTCCCAAGCTGAAACACTAGCATAAGCGTTTCCATCTTCTTTTTTGATCTCTGAAAACTCAACTTCATTCAATCCTAAATCATCTGAATAAATAGTATATTTTTCATTTGACACATTGCTTTTTGTTACCTTAACTTCGTTAGCATGATCCTGCTTTATATCACCATTATTGTCAACGATATAAATGTAATTTCCTTTTTTGTAAATTTTCATTTTTCTATTTATTTAAACCTTTGTAAAATTCTGTAAACCATTCTATCAGATATTCCAAATACATCTGCCACATCTGAAACTGCTTGAGTACTCTTTTCACCTTTTTCCATTTGTGAATGGTAAGCATGGTAAATTTTCCTCCAAAAAATAACGTTGTGAGAAATCAGTCCCGCATGGACCAATTCTCTTAACTCTCCACTTTCGTGTAATTTATCTAAAATATCTATTGCCATTTTTCAAAGGTATTAAAATTCTGCTCTATTAACAAGGTTAACATAATTTCGTACTCCATCATTAATATCTTGAACTGCAACAACTGGATTAGGCATTAATTGAAATGCTCTAATCATTTGGTTTTGCATTTCAATTCTATTTTCAATCGAAGTGCTTATTCCAGTTCCAACTGCTCCACCTTGTGCAAATTTAACTCCACCACCATTCTGAAAGAAAGAAACTCCACCACCTAACTGATTCAAGCTACTTAATTGATTAATCATTGCTGAAGATCGTTTATTAAGAATGAAGAATGCTTCATCTTTTTCCACTTCAATTTGTGTTCCATCATCAAAATATCCTTTCGTTCCACCTGCTGAATGTGGCTTCCCTCCAAACATACCACCTTTTTCAAATTTCGGTGTAGGCTGTGAAACAATTGTTGCAACTTGAACAGCACCTAATGCAGCTGCAATTCCTGCTAAAACTAAATTTGGAAGTGATTGAGCAACTCCAGTCGCTGTTGCTATAATCGCATTAATTAATTGAGCTTGTTTGTTTTTTTCAAAAGCTTCTTTTTTTAATTTCGCTTCTTGCTTTGCATAATCAGAATCAAGTTTACTTTTTTGAGCATTAAATTCCGCTTGTGAAATAATCCCTGCATCAAGTTGCTGTTTTAATAAATTTTGTTTTTCATCATATTTATCTTTATCCTTATTTAATTCAGCTTGAATTTGATTTTGTTGAATCTGAAATAAAGAATCTGTAAGTTGTTGAGTAGCGTTAACAATCGCCAGGATTTCATCTTTCTTTTGTTCTTTTGTTTTTTCAACTTGTTTTTTAGAATTATCATCCTGCTTATTAAAAGTTTGTTTTTGTAATTCCAATGAATCTTTCTGAAACTCTAAATCAATTTCTTTTTTCTTTTCTTCATTGTTTTTATACTTCTCTAAATCTAAATTGTAATTTTCTTCAAGTATTCTAAACTTTGCAAATTGTAATTCACTCCATGCAGCAAACTCTTGTTCTGTTCCTTTTACTTTTTCTAAATTTATTTCAGCTTCAAGTAATGCAATATTTTGTTTAATATCAATTTTTTCTTTTTCAATATTATTTTCTGTTTCCAGTTTGAAATTAGCTAAATCAATTTCTGCTCTTTTAGAATCATTAATATATTTATCATCAATAATTTTTATTTCTTTTACTTGATTTTGTTTTAATAATGTAATTTCTTTTTTATTTCCTTTTGCATCTTCAATTTGTCTTTTATAGTTTTCATTTACAGAATCTATTTCAATTTGTCTATGCTTATCATTTAGCTTTTGTAATTCAATAAGTTTTGCTGATTCAATATCCACTAATTCTTTTGCATTATCTTTTGAAGTATTTGTTAAAAACTCATACTTTGCATCTAATTGCTGTTTTTCTTCTTCATATGATAGTTCTTTTCCCTGCAATATTAAATCACTTAAACGTCTTTCAATTGCTAATCTATCATTATATTGTTTTTCTGCTTCTGCTTTTAATTTTTCATTGTGTGCCTTATCTCTTTCTTCAATATCTTTGTAAGCTTGTTTAACTGCTAATGATTTTTTTGTTTGATATAAGTCTAATTCAAATTTAGAATTTTGATATGCTTCCAATTCATTATTTGCTCTTTCAACTAATTCCTTTACCTCGTCCGCAGTACCTTTTTTCATAGCAATATTTAACTGCTTTATTGTGTCCTCTCTTTTTTTCCATTGTTCATCTGCTAATTTTTGAAGTAAGGCATTATCTTTCTTCATGTTTTCAATCTTTAAAGCATTTATTTCCTCTAAAGATTTCCCTTCAAGTTCAGCTCTTTTAATTATTAAGTCTGAAACTGTTGCCATATTTGTTTTTTGTCTTTCAATAGCTTTTAAGTTTTTTTCAATTGCTGCCGTGTGCATTTCTTGAGCAAGAATTGCATCTTGTTCAACTGAATCATTCCACATCTTTAATGCTGCAACTATTCCTACAATTGCTCCAACCATTAAAAACATAGGATTCATAAGGATTGTTTTTCCTAATGAAATTAATGCAGATCCCATGCTTTTCAAACCACCTAAAGCTTCTTTGAATGTCATTGATTTAGAAATTACAGCCATTTGTTTCATTTTTTCTGAAACTCCTGCAAAGTCTAAATTTTCTAAATCTCCTTTTATTAATCCAATGTTATTAGACATTTGTTCAAAACCAGTTCCACCAGAAGAAGCCTTAACATTTTCATTTACTTCTTTTATTTTATCTCCAAGTTCTCCTGCTCTTTGTGTTGCTTTTTGATATTCTTCTGATCCTGCATCAAGACCAACCATTTGACTTTTTAAATCTTTCAATTCTTGTTTCAATCCAAGAATACCTTTTGCATAATTACCAACCGATCCAGTAAAATTTCCAACTGCTTCTTCTTGTTCATTAATTGATTTTTTTAATGCAAGGTTTTGTTCTTGAAGTCTTTTTCCTTCTTCTGAATTTACTCTTTGTTCTTGTGTTAAATTATTAAATGCAATTATTCCAGATTTTAAAGCTTCACGCATCTCAACAATTGATCCAGTATTTTTTTGGCTTAATCTATCATTAATTTCAATTGCACTTGCATTATCTTTAAGCTGTTTTGAAGTTGCTCTGATTTCATTTGCTAATTTGGCATACTCAACTGTTCCCTGCTTATTTTCGTTTTTCAGAATAGCTTGTTTGACTTTAAGCTCCTCTAATTTCTTTGAAGCTTCTTCACTATTCTTTTTTAAACTTGCAACATCAAGTTCAACTTTTAATAATACTGTTTTTGTTTCGCTCATAATCGTACAAATTCACAAAGTGTTATATCACCTTTGTAGTTTTCAATTTTGTTTAAATAAAAATATCCATCAATTCCAATTTCTGGAACGTGTAAATATTTTGGTATAATGAAATTCAACTCCGAAATTTCCTTTGCTGAAAGTTTAATTGGAAGTTTAATTGCCTTTGTTTTGTCAAGTATTCCAGAAAGTGCTTCATAAAATTCTGGTATTGTTTTTTCAAACCCAATAAACTTTGCAAATGGAATGTAAGTATTTTTATTTATTGTTGTTGTTCCATCTGTATAAGCAACATTAAATGAAGTGTTCTGAACTTCTAATTGTAACAACCTCCAATCTGGTTTGTTCCATACATAGTTATTATCAAATGCTTGTACCTTTGGAATATTATATCCTAAATATTTTCCTGCTTGTTCTGTTGCAGGATGATTTAATTGAACAACTGTTTTTTCAGCTTCAAAGTTTTCATTATCAATAGTAAAATAATAATCTCCTAATTGATCGGTTACATCATCCCTATCTTTAAAACGCATCCAATTCTTTTGTGCATAATTTCCAAATTGAAAGCTCATTGCTAAACTTCCTTTTTGAACCTTTTCACTCCAATCTTCTGCAATCGATTTATTTTTTATAATATCATCAAAGTAATTGAATTGAACGTTTCTGGTATAACCATTCGTTTGAATTACAACTCCTCTTAAATTCAAAATATCTTTTAATACATCCTTAACCTTCATTCTGTATAAATCAGAAAAATTCGTATCAGTTAAATGAGTAATTTTTCCAGAAGGAGTAAATGTAAATTTACTTGAAGAAGTACTTGCTTTTACTGTAATATTTGTATCTCCAAGAACTGCATCACATATTAATCTTATTCTTGTTCTATATGTTCTTGCAGGAGTTAAAAGAATATCTCCAGTATTAATATTGGCAACATAATTTAAAGTTGTAGGAAAAGATGTTACATATTGAGGAGCTTCTGTATATTCAGAAACAACAACATCAAGATCATCAACGATTTGATAAACCATTGTAATCTCATAATTGAATGTTTGACCTAATACGTTTACAACATTTGAAGCATAAATAACTGCTATATCAGAAACAAATGATAATGTTCCATTTACTTCATTTAAAACATTTACTGAATTTCCTAAAAAATCTCCATCTGAAATATTATAACTTGGATCGGTATAGAAATCAACATTCGTTGTAGCATTATGAATTGTAGTTATTGTTTTTGACCACGTTCCTAATGTATCAGTTGATCCAGTTTTAAGCAATAAAAGGTTTTCTTCTTTTACACTTAAATCTGAAGGTGTAAGAATCATTTTTAAATGTTCTGAACTTGTCAAATAATCTCCATTAAAATTAAATCCAATATAATCTGAAAGCCTATTAAACATTTCTTTTACATTACAACATGGTAACATATTACGAATGTCAACTATTGTATCTCCATCAAAAATATTATCTTCATTAATATAAAAGTCAACTAATGGATAAACAAGATATGCTGTTCCACTTCTTAATAAAACAGCAACATCAATAGTCCATGGAAAAACTTGATCATTTAAATATAAATCTCCAACTGTTAAATCTCCAATTGCTTCAAGTAAATCTACATTTCCAGAAATGATGTTCATATTAATGAAATTTGAATCAATACTTACAATCGTAGCTGTTCCATTTCCTATTATTTCAATACCATTTTCAATATATGTTGCAGATAATTTTCTATAAGGCAAAACAGTTGTACTTGTCATTTGATTAACAAGTTTCAATGCTTCAATATTTTCACGAACGATTGGAAGTTTAAATGTATTTGTAAACGTTCCTTGTCTATTCTGAAGCTCTCCAATGTTATTCGCTTGATATGTTATTCCAATCCTTGTTTGATCGGATAAAATCATTTCTTTACCGTTAACAATTAATTGATTCATTGTCTTTGTGTGTAAATGTATGGTAAGTCAAAAGATATTTCTATTGTTGTATGAGTTTCATTCGTGTTGGAAATTTTAAATGATCCAGTTTTCGGTCTTATAATTTGCCAAATTGGTGCAACTGTTGAACTCCATTCATTTGGGTTCATTAACATTTCAACACAAGTTGAATACAGAATTGTTTTCAATCCTTGAACATCTTCAATATCAACATAGGCATTCACAATTAATTGTGGAACTGCTCCAATTTCAGTTGTTTTTATTTGCCCTCTTGAATTTTGTAAATCAGTAATGAAAGGTTCAAACTCTCCTTTCTCGCTTGTTGTTAATCCTATTGTTTGAACTCCAGAAAATAACCAATGTTCACGACCTCCATATGTATTCAACCATGAAACGAAGATTGGATTCTTTACGCATTCACGATTAACTTTTATTTTTTTAATTTCTGTAATTATCATCTTTCAAATTGTTGAGGTAAGAAAATTGATTCCAAAGGTTTAAAAGGATTAAATACTGCAGGAGTAAATATTCCATTATTATTGAAAGCATCATTTGGATTTAATGATCCAGATTCAAGCCACAAATCAATCGTTTTAACATTTGAAGTATAACCTTCTTTCAACATTAACCTGTTCGCGTTTTGTCTTTGGCTCATTAATAAGTTTGTACTTGTTTCTGCTATCTCAACTCCATTCAAATTAAATGTTTTTTCTTTTCTTATTATCTGGTAACTTGTTAAATTATCAGAATAAATAAAGTTCATTGAAAAAGGATAACCAGGAAAGTAAGTCGGTTTTTTAAATACAGATTGAAACTTTGCTTTTTGAGTTCTTGCATTGTCTAATGTTGGAACGTAATCACCCATATTTTGCCCGTAAGCTTCTTGAATTTGTTTTGCTGAATTACTCCAATAAAATAAATTTAAAGATGATAGCGTTGAATAACCATAAGTATTTCCATTATAGTTTTCCCTATATCGAATATTAAATCTTGTTCCTTCACCTCTAATCATTTTGTTGATTACGTTATAAGCAAATTGATTTTCAAATTCGGTTTGAGTTCTTAACCATTCTTGAACATTTATTTTTACAATACCTTCTGGAGTTGGTGTATTTCTTGAAGTTCCTAAACTTACATAAACATTTGAATCGTTAACTCCGAAAATTTCAGTTTCAACATAGTAATTTTTATATGATTCTGTAAAGATTACTGTACCACCATAAACAGTTCCTGCAAGTGTTGAATCTGTAACGATAATATTTGGCTGTATTAATTGAGTTATTTTTGCAGTTGTAACAACATTCAAAGTTTTGAATTTCAAAGTATGTCCGACTTGAACTGATGAAGGAATTGTTCCTGCAATTTTTAATCTTACAAATCCAGATATTTTTTGTCTAAAAGTTAAACCAAAATCACTTCTTTGTAATTGAAATTCGATTGATTGGTGAACGCTGTTCCATTTAGAAAGATGTCCGTTGATATTAACTAATGGCTGTTTAATTACTTGTAAACTCATTTCACTGTAATGCTTTTAATTATCGTATAATATTGGTCTGCCAATAAAGATAATAAATTATCAATTCGTTGAGGTGTAATAATGCTATCATAGATGTTATTACCTCCACCTCTTTGGTAAAGTCTATCACCGTATAAATGAATTGATTTTGAAATCGCCCATGAAAGTTGATCCTTTGTTGGGAGCCTTCCAGATTTATCAATTCTTGGAGTTATTCCTTTTTCATCAATCCATTTTCTTATTATTTGCTGAAGCGTTGGATTTCCTTTTGGTGCTCCAATTCTTGTTGGTCTTCTACCATCAATCAAAACATTAATGTAAGGCGAAGCAGTTATAACCAAACTTGTGTCGGTTACTTCTGCTTCGATTGAATCTGCAAATCGTTTTGAAACTGCTTTCATTTCTGGAACGATTACATCTGCAAACTGCTGTAATATTTCTGAATTAGTTCTCACCTAGTGAAAAAATAAGTAACAATTGAAATCATTACAATACCACTACAAAAAACTAATAAAGCGAATGCCATATCTTTTAAACGATTACTTCTTTTAATTTCAAAGTCGTTTAATTTTTCAATATCGTTTACATTATCGATACGATCCAGAACTACTTGCATCTTTGCATTATCGTTTAAACGTCTAAACATTGCTCTTTTTTGTTGTCTTGATAAACTCATAGGTTTACTTTTTAAGGTTTTTTATTAATATTTTTATTTATTACAAACAAACTGAATCTGTATTTCTCAAAGTAACTTCCAAAGGCATCATCACTCCACTCATGTTACAATCGAATAGATTTAAAACTTGAATACATTCTCCAGAAGTCCATGTTGAAATATTATCTGAATCATTATCTAAAATGATTTCAAATTGTTGCTGTGCATTTTCTGCTTTTAAGAACGTTTCTTCTTGTTGGTCTGGTGAATCATCTAATTCAGATTTAAAAAGAAACAGAAGCATCAAAATATAGGTTTTTTCCTTATATCCAGTTACACTTGTTTTTGTTCTGTACTTGATAGGCATATCCATATAAACAGCAGGAAGAATTTCTTCATCTGCATTTAGGTTTTGCCAATCTTTTTCTGAATGTAAAAATGAATACGTTTCATTATTAGCATCCATCAATGCAACTTTGTCTGATATTAATTGTTTTATTGTCATTGCTCCTTCATTATTTCGCTGTAATTCTTTTCAAAGTTACTTGTTAATTTATTCTTATACAATATCAAAAAAATTAAATCGTATTCAAGTTCTTCAACTTCCTTGTGTGTGTACTTATAATCTTTCGCTATCATATCAATAGTGTTGAACTCTCCAAGTACATTAAAACTTTCAATTCCCGCCCTTTTTTGTTGTTCTGTTACTTCTGATTTTAAAAGTTCAGCTTCTCTTTCAACTATTTCTTTTAACTGATTAATCAAATAAAGTCCTGCACTATAAACTGAAGAAACATTCATTCCCAAAAGACTTTCTTTTATTTTTTCGACTTCACTTGAATTAAACTTACCATCTAAAACTAAAGGCTGTAAATACGTAGCCACAACTCCTTCAATATCATTATTTAATAAATACTTTGTAGCCACTATTTTTTGACCATAAGAACATTGACTTATTTTTTCTGGAAGTATCTTCATAGTTCCGTAATCAATGAAACAATCTTCTTCTAATGAATCCAAAGCAGGAACTTTCAAAAACTCTAAATATTGAGCAACTTCATCCAAATCAAGAAATAAAATTTTATCTTCTGTTAATCCAGTTAATATTTTTACGATTGCAATATGATCTTCTGGATTATCTCGCATTTGTTTATACTCCCTGCAGGTTATATCTGAATAACTTGTGGCCAAATTAAAGTCGCCTATTTTAGTTTTGAATCTTATCATATTAATCTTGATTTTGGTTTTACTGAATTTGGTTTAGATAAAAAGAAATATCTACATGCATCAATTAAATGATTATTTGAATCTTGTGGTCTATTCAATTGATTTCCTTCTCTATCTTTATCCCAACTGTAACTTCTTAACTCTTTAATTAAATTTATACTTCTTTGAGTTACTTTGAATTCGTGCTCCTGCATTTTCTGAATACCGAAAAGGATTGAATCTTTTCCTTTTTCCGCTCCTTTTACTCTCATCCCTAAATTTGTTAACTCTTGAATTGATTTAGGTTCAGCAGAATCTGCAATTGTATAAATAGAATTATCTAAATTCTTTGATTTAAACTCTCTCCATATTTCTGGATTTGTTAAACCAGTTTTATAAAGAACTTCATCGAATATGTATTCTCCATTGAATTGATAAATATCAACCATTGTTGTTGGATCATTTGTATATCCAAAATCCATTCCCCTTCCAACTAATTTTGCTTCAGCAGGAACAAAGTCAATTGTTTTCCAATTATTGAAAACTACTCCTTGAAGTGAACCAATTTCGCCAAGTCCATAAACCTGCCACCAATTCCACCAATAACCTTTTTGACCTGCTCTTTCTTCTGCTTCTGCTTTTTCCTTTCGATTCAATAAATCTTCTAGTGTTTCATCTGGTATTGATTCATTGTCTAAATATGTAAGTTTTAAGAACTCACTATTTTTTTCTGTAAGAACTTGTGTATGTGCCCAAAATTCAGAATCTGCATTAAAGTCCATCCACACTTCTCTTGAACGTATCATCAAAGCATCTGCAATTTCATAAGGAATATGATTTGCTTCATTTAAGAACAGAATATCTCTTTTACCTCCTGCTTTTGCTTTACCTACTGAATCAAATGATTTAAATTGTAGTTTTGAACCATTTTGAGTTGTATAAGTAAAAGATGTTGCATTCCAAGCATACTCATTCCACCTTCCTTCATCATACATAAAGTTTTTAAAAATATCAATTGCACCTTCTTTTAATGAACTTAATGTTTCTGCAACAACTGTTACCTTAATTCTATCTTTCTCTAAACATCTATCGTAAAGAATTGGAATAATCCCATAAGTTTTTCCAGATGATGTTGCACCTTGAATTACTTTTTTCCTCGCTGTTAAACGAAGCATTTTCTTTAATGATGTTGTTACTTCAAAAGCCATTCTTAATCAATATTGAAAACTCTTGGTTCTTTTTTTAATTCAATTTCACTTTGATCTTTCAATCCATTTAATCTTTGTGTGATACTTGCATTGTATTGACCAACCATACCACCTTCAATCTGATCTTGTCTAATATTTTGCCTAATACGTGAACAGACAGCGACAAAATCAGAATATCTTCCATCCTTATTTGAGAAGTAATGGCTTAATTCTGAATTTAAACCTTTATCACAAACATAGTTTTCAAATCCTTCCATTGTTAATGGTCTTTCAAGTTCTTCGTAAGTTGAATGACCTTCCTTTCCTACAAATACGTGTTTCAATCTTGGATTGCTTTTTACTTGTACTTTATATTGAATGAATAATTCAAGTAATTTTTCTGGAGTTTCAATATATTTCTTAATTCCCATCTTATTTTTCTTTTAATGTAAATCCTTTTAGTTTACCGTATGCTTGATTTAATAAATACCAATCTTTATTGCTTTTAAATTTCAAGTGCATAGTTCCTTTCTTAAATGCTTTAATCTCAAAGAACCCCCAATCATACCAAACATTTGGAATAATCTGTTCCCCTTGCTTAAAATGATAAATATCACCTATTGTATTGTAATTTATTCCAGTTAAGTTACATAATACTTTTGTTAAATCGTTTATTTTTCTTCCATTATAACTATCGTATCGAACTCTAAACCCCATAGACAATTCCATTAATCCATCAACTATGAATTTTTTATTTAGCATATAGGATGAATTTGATTTCCAACCTTCAACACTATATCTATTTTCATGTGTATGTCTTGTAAAATTATCAATTGCTTCTTCTAATGCTCTATTGAAAGTTTGTTCTTTCGTTCCTAGTATAGCTTCAAACATCTTGTAAATGTTTTTCATTGTAAAATGAAACTTTGATTGTGATTCAATGTACTTGTTTATGTCCTTCATCACTCCAGAAGTAACATACTTTTCCATGTTCATTTTATCAAAGATATATTTCCATGAACGTTTTTGAATTGAATTTGAAAAACTTTGCTTGTTCATGATATTTTCATTCCTAGATAAAGTCATTTCAATACCACTTGATCCGATTGCTTTTAATTGATAGTTAATACTTTCAACTGATTGTAATAGATTGTCAAATTGTTTCATACAACCAACATATCTATTCACTAATGCTTTCACCTCATCGTATTGTTGAATTCCTTCTCCTTCTTCTTGAACTTCTTCTTCATCTAAAAAGTAATTATCAAAATTAAATGATGAACTTGTAATTGGTTTGAATAGTTTTATCAATCCGATTTCAACGCTTGTTGTTCTTTCTGCATCTATGAACGTATTCCCTAATCCTTGACTATATCCATAATCTCTAATCACACAATCTAACTGCCTTCTACTTCCACTATAAGTATTATTTATTGTTTCAAAGTTGCATATTGAAACTATTTCACAACCTTCTGGAGCAATTCTCCAGGCATGAAGAATATGTTTATCTGCATTGCTGAATGGTGGATTCATATAGATTGCATTCACGTGTGAAATATCTTCTTCTTTTGTGTCGAAAAAGTCTTTTCCAATTAGTTCGTGTTTTTCTTTTACAATACTTCTTAATTCATCTGTAATTTCAATTGCTAATGTTCTTTTTGCTCCGTATCTTAAACAATAATCAAGAATGCTTCCAGAACCTGCTGAAGGATCAAGTATTATTTTACCTTCAGCATCTAGTTGCATTAAATCCAATGTTTCTTCGTTTGTTGGAAAAAATTCGCTGTGAAACATATTAATTACACTTTACATACGTTTCAATAATATAATCACCTTTCACTTCTTTTGTGTGTGTTTGATCTATGTAGTTAATTTGCTTTCGCCCACATACTAAATCTTTTCTTTCGTCTTTTTCAAGAAACGCTCCAGTTTTTGTTTTTACAACTGTTGTCGTTGTGCATTCCTTACACTTCTGGCATGAAGTAATAAGCAATAATAAAAATATAATTGATTTCATTTTAATCGTTTTCTTCGTTATTTGAATAATAATTACATTGACTTAAAGCAGTTGAATGTGCTTTCTTTATAATTCTAAACCATCTTTGTTTTTTAATCATGGCTTTTGAATGATCTTTATTTATTTTTCTTCTTGCCATGTTTTAAAAAGTTTTGATATTTTTCTTCATGATACAAATCTTCTACAAACGAATTGTTTTCCTTGTACTCTTTTTCTCTTCTTCTGAAGTTGTGTTCGTTTTCGTAATCACTAATGCTGTTATACAAAACATATAAGTAAGCAAATATACTGATAAACAGAATGAACAAAACAACTATTATTGTTAAAACTAATATTTTCATTTCATTTTTTTTATGTGAATAATCATTCCGATATAACAAGCAATGATTACCAGGTCTATAATAATAAAAGTTAATCGCATTTCAAAGTTGGTATTAATTTCCAATTTAACGCTTCAATGATTTTAAGAGCATTATCAAATTTCGGTACAACTTTACCTTGACAATACATCCCAAATTGAACTGGAGAGATTCCACATAGTTCTGCAGATTCTCTCTGGTTCAATCCCTGCTCTCTCATTATTGTTTTTAATAATGTTCTAAATTCCATTTATTTTAGATTTAAAATTTTTAATACTTGATCTAATTTATATCTTTTGTCAAATGCTATTTTTTGAGCTTCTTCTTTACTGATTAAATTATGATATAAACCTATTTTATTTGAAAAAACAACCTGGCACTTACTTGAATTAATATCAAAATCAACTAATGATAGCGTGAAATTTGAACTAGCATCCTCTTTATTTATTCTTAAAACTTTCAAAACTTTATCTAGTTCATAAACTTCGCCTTCCATTTCATTAAAATGTTTAAATGAACATTCAAATTGATATTCGGATTTTTCATTTCTTAAAACTAAAAAACCATTATTCCAACCTCTTCTGATTTCAAATTTATGTTCACGATATTTATGAATATCATTTAAAGGTTCTTTTTTAACAAAACTACAACCCACCATCTTCTAATCGATTTAATATTTCAGCATATCCACAAAGATCAACAACTGAATCTCTTTTGTGTTTATACTTTAACCTTCCAAGCTTAATTGCTATTTGAACTTTGCAAATTTCTGCAGGAGTTAATTTGATTCCAAAGGTAGTTTCCAAGATATTTGAATATTCTTTAAATGCTTCGTTTGGATTTCCGTACTGAACATCTCTATCACCGTTTACAATGCTTTCTGCTTCTGTAAGAATACTTTTTAATTTTGGTTTTGGATTTTGAATCGCATCCATTTCTTTCACTTTTTCTTCTTCAAATATATCAAACAATTTTAGTAACCACCTATTTGAATGCTCTCCAACTTTTACATCTGTTCTATTACTTTCGATTACCACTCCTGCAAACTCTCTTTGTCCAACATGACTTACTTTTATTCTGAAATGATAATTATCTTTGTTTATTGCTATTCTTTGCATCTTTCTAAATATTTGGAGTTACTTTGAAAATACTTCTTAATTCTGTATCAATATCATAAACAACAACATTGAAATCTTTGTTTCTAAACTTAATGAAATCATCAATTGTTTTTCTTGCATGGATGATGCTAGAATGATCCTTTCCAAACATCTGACCAATTTCGCTTAATGTCATTCTAGTATTATTACACAAGTACCAACAAAGCAATGATCTTCTATAAACTATTTCTCTTTTCCTGCAATTCCTCGCTAAATCATATTCAGCAATTAATTCTTTAACTTTTTCAAATGATTGAGTTAAAGGTCTTTTGTTCCCGAATAATTCCATTATCCTATAATGAACACTCATTTGTTTTATTAACATTTTTCTTCTAGTTCTTTTAATTTATTTTGATAAGCTAGGTGTGCTTCTATGTCTGTTTTATATTTACCTAAAAAATATCTTTTACCATCAATTAAGATTCTTGAAACCCACCTATCACAACTTATGTCAAATGTCGCACCTCTTAATTTACTTTTATAATTATCTCTATTTCTTCTTGAGTTTTCTCTATTTGAAATTAATCTTAAATTACATAATCTATTATCAATTTTAATCTCATTTATATGATCTATTACTAATTTATATCCTGCAGGTGTATGATTGAGAAAAGCAATAGCCACTAATTTATGAATATCAAATCTTTTCTTTTTTAATTCTTTACATAATACAACTCCATAATATCCATGAATGTTAATTTGTGGTTTTAATATTTTTTCTTTTCCAAAAAATAAACTTTTAACTCTACCATAATTGCTTATTTCATAAAATCCTTCGTAACCTGGCACATCTTTCCACTCCTCACACATAATTCAAAAATTAAAATGGAATACTGTCATCTAAATCTTCAGCATTTACCTCTGGAGCATTTGGATTTGGTTCCGTAAAACTTTTTGCAGGAGAAAGGAAAATAATATTTTCGCAAACAATATCAGTTGAAAATCTTTCAATTCCATCCTTCATGTATTTTGAATTTCTTAACCTTCCTTCAATGAATAATTTTGATCCTTGATTAACATACTTTTCACAAGTTTCAGCAAGTTTTCCATATACTGCTACCGAATGCCAACTTGTTTCTTCTTTGAACTCTCCAGTTGTTGTTTTATATCCATAACTTGTTGCTATGGATATTTTTGTGAATACGCTTTGATCATTTCTTTTTGTTTCAATTAATCCTACATTTCCAATTAACTGAACTTTGTTTAAACTTTTTGCCATTTGATTTTGATTTTAAATTATTACTATTTAAAGACTTCCATTATCTGCATAAGAATAATATCCATCTTCTGTTATTATTATATGATCAAGTAATGTTACATCTAAAATTTTTCCTGCTTCCTTAATTTTATTTGTAATTAGATTATCTTCACTACTTGGGAAAAGTTGTCCAGAAGGATGATTATGTGAAATTATTATTCCACTTGCACCACATTTTAAAGCTACTGCAAAAATAATCCTTTGATCCATAATTGTCCCATTGATTCCTCCCTGACTTAATTTGTACCACCCAATTGTTTTATTTGCTCTATTTAAGAAAATAACAATTGAAGATTCAATATATTCAATGGTATCACTATTGAACATTTTTCTAAAACATTCTTCTGCAGTTTTAGAAGAAGTTATTTTGGTTTTTTCAATATCTGTACTTTTGTACTTGATTTCGATTTCTGGAATATTATACATAACTTTTGATTTTTTTTTACAAATATAAATAAACTTATTTATATAAAAAGCATTTTAATAAATATTTTTATTTATTTTTTATCAAAGTAATTTAAAACTTCATCTGTATTATTAAAATTAATTACTTCAAATTTCATTATTTCAAAGTTGTATCTAATAACAGAAAGAGTTTTCAATGCTTTATTTAGTTCACAATCTTTACAAACTTTGCAAGTTCCTTTATCTGTTTTCAGTTGGTATTTCATTCTGTCAATATCAAACTGATCCAGAGGCTTTTTTATTTTACAAGTGAAACATTTTTTAGATTCCATTTATTTATAAAGATTAATTATTTGATTCATTTGATTTCTGGCTTGTATTGGATCATTAAAGATGAATGTTTCAAAATCTCTTATTAACTTCCTTACAACTGGAATGGCTTCATAAATTTCCTTTTCAGTAAAGTGCATTGATTTATATTTTAATCTTAATTCAAATTCAACATAATCTGCATATTCTTTTCCATACCTTTCTTCAAGTCCTATAATATAACCTTTCTTATTTCCGCCTTGCCACTTATTACAAGCACCAAGTGAAGCATGAATGTTATGTAAATTATATCTGATATTTTCATTCCCAGAAACATTATTAAAATGTGATCCATGAATATCATCTTTTAAAGCCCTTCCACAATCAATACAAGTTGAGTAAAATTTCAGATCAATCATTCTAGACAACTTATTTATTTCGTCTTGAAGTTCGTTCTTGTGCTTTTTCACATGAGCGCTAATCTTCATTTCAGTAAACTTCTTTTTCTTTATTCCTTCCAGATTTTTTAATGCCAGTTGGGTTTTGCTCTCAATCTGGCATTCTTTTTTATCACAATATTTTTGAAGAAATTGCTTTTGTTCAAACTTTTCACTACAATTTTTGCATCTAGGCATATTAATTAAATTTTAATTCTTTATTTGTTAAAGCGAAGTATATGTTTTGAAGTTGATGAATATATTTTACATTTTCATTTCTATAATTATAAATATCACAAACTAAAATTTCATCTTCATAATAAAACTCAATAGCTCCAATTTCTGAATCATAATAATATCCTTCTGTTCCTTTGAATCCAAGCTTAAACAACCATTTTTCAGTTATTATAATTGAAGTCATAAACTTCTCATCGAAATTAAAATCCTCTTTTTGAATTTCAATTAATTTTCCATGAATATGAATAAAGTTTCCAATTCTTAATTCACTTGCTTTCATCTTGATCCAATTTATTGAATTTATTAATCCTTTCGTTTATTTCCCTATTTATTTTTTTTATAATCTCTTTTCATACTAAATATGTTGTTGATTTCTATTCATCCATTCGTTTCTGCTTACTGCTATTGATTGACTCATTGCAGAAAGAACCTCTTTAATAGCTTCAAGGTTTTCTTTATGTGCATAATAATTTCCTTCAGCTTTTTTTTCGATTATAAGAAGTGAACTTGTATTTGCCTTTGCAATTACTCTTGCTTTTGTGCTTGATTTTTCAAGTGAAGTCATTTCACGTTTTGCGAGTTCATTTTCTTTTTGTGCTTGTGCCACATTCCAAGCCTTTCTACATTCTCCAAGCATCGTTGCATAATGAAAATAGAATCCAACTAATCTTTGTCTATTCCACATTAATTCATTTACATTGCTGTAATCTTTTGGAAGCCTAACATACCAATTTACTATTTCATTGATTTCTTCTAACATTTTGATTTCTTTTTTTGATTAATATTTCTAGTAATTTTTTTGAAGCAAATTTTTTATTTAAAGACTGAACAATCAAATACTTTTTTTCTGATCCTTTCAAATTGTATTCTGGCTTTCCTTCTTTGAATTTTACTTCAACTTTTTCAATCTCTATTTCTTCAATTCCTTTATCTGATAAAATAAATAATTTACAGCCTTCGTTTAATTTAATTTGCATTTTAAAGCGATTTAAACGCATTTATTCACGTCAACTGTAAAGATAGTCACATTTCAATGTAATTCTTTCGCTGTTGTAAGCAATGTATGATAAAATGCTTTCCAGATAATCTTTTGATTGAAGGAATTAAAACAACTTCCATAGGATTGTCTTTTGCTTCCAGAAGTAAAGTATTGTATTCTGCTTGTGCCTTTTGAAGCATTAACGGTCTTAATTCAGCAAGTTGTTCTTCAATGTAACTTTCCTTCATGTTTAGAACTATTGCATTGCATTCATTTACATCCATATCGATTACACCAGTTCTTAAACAATTCAAATACTTTTGTTTTGAATGTTCTTTGAACTCAATTTCCTTTTGGATATTTATCTGGTTTTCCATTTCTTCTTTTTCTATATTTTTTAATTCTTCTATTACTAATCTTTTTTTGCTCATGTATTTTTTTACTGGAGCAACTAATTCTTCAATTGTCAATTGTACAAATGGAATTTTTTCTGTATTGTTTTCTTCAAATCCATTTCTAATATCTTGAAAAGTTAATTCTGGAAATTTTAAAACTAAATATTCAACTGATTTTGAAATAAATAATTCTGAAATACTTGTAGGATTAACACCAATCCACATTTGAGCATAAGTAATCAATGTTTTTTCTGCATCTGCAACTCTTTGCGAAACAAGTGTACTTTCAACAAACATACTTTCAAGGGATTTCTTCGTAATCGTCGAAGATAGTTCGTTCAGAAATGGTTTTGCTAACATCCTGCTCCTGATTAATTCCATGTTTTTTGTCAATTTCTGCAAATCGTTTTGCAAGTTGCTCATCTGCTGTAAGCTTTGTGAATTGTTTTCCATTGTTGTTTGTATTATTATTTAACCATTCTGCATTGAATCCCTTCCATGAGTTTCCAATAATGATTGTTAGAATTTCATTTTTATTTTTATTTGTTTTTTCAACTTGTTTTATAAATTGATCAAATGCTGTTTTTGTGTTTATTCCTCCTTTTGCTTTTCTAATTGCTAACCATTCAAAAACTAAATCTTTTTCAAAACCATAAGATATACACGATTTTAAAAAATCGAATTTTTCTTTTTTACTTCTTTGTTCTTCTTCTTGTTCTTCTTCTTCTTTACTTTCTTTAATTGGTTTCGTTTGAAATTCACTTGTGTTTCCTTTGGGTTTCATTTGTGTTTCATCTGTGTTACTTTCGTGTTTCGTTTGCGTTTCATCTGTGTTTCCAGTTGATTGATAATTACCATAATTACAAACAGTTAAGTGTGTCGTTATATTATCACATTTAAACAAAATCATTTTATCAGACTGTAACAAATTAAAGAATCTTCTAACCTTTGATTTATCCCAATTCCATCTTTTACCCCAACTTTCAAATGATAATATACTTTCACCTCTTTTTATTTCATATATTTTGCCCTTGATTATTATTTTTGATTCTGAATAATTTACAGTTAATAAAATATCATTCCACGCTTCAAACTTACTGAAGCATCTTTTTTCGGTGTACAGCCAATGATCAGTAATTGACCTATGTATTTTTATCCATCCACTCATGACTAATCTAATAAGGCGATTTGTTTACGAATTTCACGGCTTAATCTAATGGCTGTTTGTTTATCTAAACTAACCAATTGTTGATTGTAGTCATGATCAACTGATTCATCTTTAATTCTAACTGTAATTTCATCGTGTGAATTTACAAAAACCTCCAATGAATTATCATTTGTTTTTGTTTCTTCTGTTCCGTAGAACTTTAATTGTACTGCCATAATTATGAATGTTTTATATTAAAAACAAGCAAAAAGTTTAATTAATAAAAAAGCAGAGCTAAATTGGTGCGTAGGATTACCAATTTAAACTCTGCTTATTTGTTTGTTAAAATAAAGTCTTTTGAAGTTTCCTACGCTTCTGTTTGACAAATATACAAATTATTATTTAATAAATAATCTTTCTTTTAAACTTTCTATTGCATTATTAATATCTGCATAGAATATTACAAATGAATTTGAAATGATTTGATTTTCATGAAGTTTTAAATCCGAAATTTCAACTTCATTCTCAATATTGTTTTTAAGAACTTTAAAGGCATCTTTTGAAAGTTCAGCAATGTTTTGTTCAATAGCTAATCGTTCAGCTTTCAATCTTTCTCTTTCTTCTTGTTCTGCTTTTTGATTGGCTTCAAGTTCGGATTGTTGCTTTGCTTTCTCTTCAGCTTCTTTTTGATCCTGCTCTGCTTTTTCTTTTGCCAAGCGTTCTTCATTAGCTTTTTGTTTTTCAGCTTCCAATTCAGCTCTTTGCTTATTGATCTCTTCTTGTTGTTGTCTTAATTGTTCTTGAAGTTTTTCTTGTTCTAATTTTTCAGTTTCTAATTTTACTTTTTCAGCTTCAAGTTGAATTTGTTCATTAATACGATTAACAATCACTTGTCTTTTTTCTGTGAACTCCAGTATCAAATCTTCAGCTTCAAATTCAAATTCTTCAAAAGATTCTTTTGTTTCATTTAAAGTTTGAATGTAAGCATCAAACAATTTCAAATCTTCTTCTGTTTTTCCAATCTGGAACTTGATTTCCATTCCTGCTCTTGCATCTGCAATTCTTCTTGAAATATTAGCAATTCTTTCTGCTTCTGCTTTTTCTCTTGCTTCCTTTTCAAGTTGTTTTTTGTTTTCGATTAATTTTATTTGCAAATCAATTTTATTTTCTACTGGAGAAATAATCTCAATCAATTTTTCTGAAGCATCCTTTTGTATTTTTTTAGCATCATTTAAAAGTTTTGTATTATGCTTTTCAATGTTCTGGATCGAATATCTAAATTCGCGAATCTCAACTCTAATTTCTTTTGATTCTTTAAAGTTTTCATCCGTTACTTCATAAGCTTCATATTTTTTAGCTATTGAAGTTAACACTTCAGATGTTTCATTGAAATCAAGTAATGAAATTAATTCCCCTTTTGATCCTTTGATAATTTCTTTAATTGAAATTTTCTTTTCTTGTGCTTTTTCTAACTCTTGCATTTTGATTTGTTTTTAAATGTTAATAATTTTTACAAATATATAAATAATTATTTAATTAATAATATTATTTAATTATATTTTTCTAATATTCTTTGTTTTTGTTTTATTGCTTGGCCTAATCTTCTTCTAAATTTCGCAATATCTTCTTCATTACGTTCTATTTTTAAAACGAATAAACGATTCGATTCTTTTTTGAAGGCAGGATCATATGAAATGAAGTACCAAAACTTTGCATTTGTTACATACATACAAGTTTGAATTTGCCAGTAATACTTTGTGCATAGTTTTTTGAAAGTTTCATTTGTCAATTGATCCATGTAAAATAAATGAGTTTTTGAATCTGGGCATTTAGTTTCAATTCCTGCTTCAATAAATCCATTTTCATCTTTAATTATTCCATCTGGAGTACAAGATAAATGTTCACCTTTTTCAAATAGTTCTTGATTGCTTCCATAGTTTTCAACTGTAATATTGAATCTTTCCATGAACACTTCACAAGCTTCTGATTCTGTTAGATTTCCCCATTCAACTGATTTAGAATTAATCTTTCGATCTTGTCCGAACTCGGTTAAAACTTCAAGTGCTTTTTCAGTTGCATAAGTCATTGCACCTTCTGGAAATTCAAGTTTATCTTCATACCCCATTAATCGAACAGATTCACTCGCTGTAAACCTTCCACGTCTTTTAATCAACCATTCAGTTCTTTTCAAATCAGAAGGTGATTCATAAGAAGAAAGGGAGTTAAAATCTAACTCCCCAACTTCTTGCTCAATTTGTTTTAAAATCTCGCTAAACATTTCTATTAATTTAATTTAGAAACTTCAAAAACACAAGTCATTCCATCTGTGGTTTTGTTTTTTGTTTTACCTCTGTAGATAATTTCAATCGGAGTTTTTGGGATCAAGTTTTGAACCGCATCCAGAAGCAACATTTGACCAGAAATAAAGCATTCTTTTTGAGTAATGAATACTCCACAATTTACAAGTTCACCATTTTCATTTGGAATTGATTTAACACCCATGTAAAAAGCACGAACTGGAATATCTTTAAGAACGGCCCAATCATCTGTTGTTCTATACTTCATTGTAAGATTAAACTGCTTTTCCATTGAATCTAATTGACCAAGTGATTCCGTGTCTGGCATTACAAAACTAACTTTTGTTCCTGCTAATTTTTCGATTTGATTTTCTTGACTTTCCATTTTTATTTGTATTTAAAGATTACTATTTAATTGTTAACGAATATTTATTTCCATCCTTTAAGATGATCGTTACTTCTTCACCACATCCATTCATTAACTGTTCAAATGTAGTCATGCTTAATTTTCCTTTTGAAAGGATAGTTGAAACGTTTGCTTCTGATTTTCCAGATGCCTCTGCTAAATCTTTTATTGACATTCCTTTTTGAGCAATTACGCTTTTAAAGAAGTCCTTTAATGTTAATTTTTTCATTGCTGTTTTTTTTTACAAATATAACTATTTATTTTAATTAAATAAACATTCTTTTATAATTTTTTAATTTTTCTTTTAAATTGTTGATTATAAAGTCTGAATTTATTTTTGGTTCAATACATTTCGCAATTACTGATCCTGGTTTTAATCCTTTACATTTCATTTTAATTAGATTCTATTTTTTCCACATATGATAATACTATTACCTTTTATTAATTCATGAAAAGAAAAATCAATTCCTTTAATTTTCATTATTGGTCTTTTCATAATATCTATACTTTCAAGAAAACCGTATCTTATTTCACTTACCATTTCTCTTTTTAGACTAACATAATTATCTTCTGAAACTAAAATAAAATCAATTTCATGATTTATATGTTTACATTCATACAAATGTATTTCCAAAATTACATCTTCTATTTTCATTTTAAAAACTTAAAAGCAGAAGTACTTCCTGCCATATTAAATTGGAAATAATCCGTATCACAATATTCTTCATTTACTCTTAATTTAACAGAATTTGATTTCAGAAAGTCAACAAACATTTCATTATTTTCAAAATCATCAACCAAAAATAAAACATCACTTTGTTCATTTTTGATTCCCATAATGCTATATTTAATCCATTGATTATTCACCAGGAAGGAAATGTCAACTATTGGAGAATCACTACAAAAATAAGTCCCTTGAATATAGAAAGAAATTTGTCCTTCTACATTTTCTAATTTAAGAATTGCTCCATTGTTAGGTTTTGAATAACAAATTCTGTAAGGATCATCAAATCCATTATCTACAGTTTTATTGATCCATTGTGCAAATGATATATTTACTAATAATACAGATGCGATGTTTAAAATTACTTTTTTCATTTTATTTTGATTTTATATTTATTACTATTTATTCAATTTTTCAACTTCATTATAAAGCTCATCCCAATATTTACGATGTGTTGAATTTAATCTATCCCAACCTTTATAATCTTCATCTAATGCACAAGTTTGAATGATCTCATCAATACATATTAAAGCACACTTAACAGCTCTCATTTCTCCTTCACTAGTGTTGTCCATTCTGAATTGTTCCACCAGTTCTTTTGCTTTGATTTCGATTTTCATTTTATTTTGATTTTTAATTATTACATTTTAAACAATTCCCATGATGTTCTTTTTGGTTACATTCATCAAAAGAGTAAACATCAATCATTTCTTTTTCTTTTTTGATAGCAAAGCTTTGATTTAAGCTTGTTTCTTCTTTGAAGTGTACTATTTTATAATGGTATTCTTTTTGACTGTTTAGAATCGATAAATAAATAAGTAAACCAGTTGAAAGAATAAAACTAATTAATGCGACTTTTTTCATTTTGAATTTCTTTTAATTTATTTTTCAAAAACTTTGATCCAAATTCTTTCTTTGGTTTATAACTGTTTCCATCCCATGAATCAGTTGTTTGTGATTTCTCTTTAATTTTCTCACAAAATAATATGTCAAATCCTTTTTTCATTATAATCTGTTTTTAAGTTTTTCAATTGTTTCTTTGTAGACTTGTGCAACATAAATTGCTTCCCTTCTTTCTGCTCCCTCCATTTCTGGAAGGAAGCATTCTAAATGATTTAATTTTTCTTCCAAGTAATTAATTTCTTCTTTGATTAGTTCTAACATTATACTGAAAATTTAGATCGTAAATTACTTAATGATTGAACAGCGATTTCCTTCTGTTCTTTTTTAATTTGTTCAAGTTCTGATTCTGAAATAATTTCTTCATCTAAATCTGAAATAAAGTTATAAGCTAACAACCTTCCATCTTGTGGCGAAGCAATTAAGAATCTTTCTGTAATTGGATTGAATCCTGCAACAACACCTTCGATCCAGTATTGTTTGTTCATTGATATTTTAACTCTTTTCATATTTGTTTTTTTTTACAAATATAAACATTTATTTTAATATAAAAACTATTTATTAAAAATAATTAAATATTTTTTATTTTTTCGTAAAATAATATCAATCTATTATAATAAGGAATGAAGCGTTTGTTTCCAGAATTTGCCTTCAGAATAGTTAAATGAGAATCAATAAACTTTTGGCAATCTATAATATTTAAGTCGCTTTTAATTTTGATTGATTTAGGTATTTCAATCTTTTTAAGTTCCATTTCTAATTGATCCAATCTCATATAACAAAAATAGCACTCTAAATTAATAAAGTGCTATTCGGAATCAAAAAAAAATCAAAAAGCTAATTGCTAGAAAAGTCGCTTCATGACAAATGTAGTGTTTTTTATTTAATATCAAAATTCATTTAATAAAACATAAGTTGTAAATCCATTCTTTTTAATCATGGGAATAAAAGTTTCTGAATAAAATTTAATGTCATTCATCACTTGACAACCTTCGGACCATCCTCCAATATTTTTCTTTACTACATTTAAAGTAAGATCATAAGAACAAGCGTGGATATTCAATCCTATAATATTTGAAAAAGTTTCTGTTGTTGGATTAGTTTTTAAATCGTTTGTGAAATCTCTTTTATAGCTAATTCCTTTCACTTGTTTTAATGAAGGCATTTTCCCTCTATGCAATCCATATGAATAAGAATCATAATAAATTCCTTCCAACATTACAGCTGTTCCCTTATTTCCTTTGTTGGTAGTTCCAGAAGTTACACAAATAAATTCTATTCCTTTAAAGAAATAAAACTTATCATCATAAACATCATTTGCATCTTCATTTGATCTTATCCCAACAATCCAGAAATTAGATGGGAAATGTTTGAATCCTTTTAATTCTTTGACTTGATTTAATATTTGTTGATCGGTGTATTTTTTAACGTTGCTCATCTATATCAATTTTTGAAAGTATAAATATAACAATTAAACATCCAAGAAAAAAAAGAGTTACATCAATCATTTTAATACTTTATTTCCATGATACATTGCTTGTCCTCCAAATAATACAGATACAGTTTGTAAACCTATTTTAATTAATGGTTTTGAATCTACAATACCACTTTCAGCAATTGACAAAGATGCGATTGATAAAGCAGTTGCAATTCTTCCTGCAATTTTGTGTTTTCTTGGAGTTTTATCTTTTAAGTTTTCAATTAATTTCATTATTTATTTGTTTTAATTTATATCGATAAGCATTATAGGCTTCTAATTCTGTTTTAAATGTACCTAAATTTATTCTTTTGCCTTTATATCTTATAGATGATTTATAGTTTTCATTTTTTTCACTGTAAAAAACACCAGTATAAATTGAGTTTCCTCTTTTTGTTTTTGAAGTGTTTTCACGTTGACTTATTAATTGTAAATTTTCAACTCTATTATCTGTTCTTATATTATTAATATGGTCAACTACTATTTTTTGTGTCCCATCAGGTTTGTGGTTTAAGAAAGCCATCGCTACTAATTTATGAACACTAAATGACTTTGCTTTACCTTTTAAACATAATTTAATTGAATAATATCCTTTTGTATCTTTACTTAACACTAATAATTTTTCATTTTGCACTCTAAAGCCGTTATTTGGCATTTTAACTAATTTTGATAAAGATTTGATATTACCTAAATTACTAACCTGATATAAATCCTCATAATCAGGCACATCTTTCCATACTTCTTTTAGCATAATTTTGCGTTTAAATAATTGCGTTTAAAAATGAATGAGGAAATCGTAAACGCTTCGACTTGTCAATAGGCTAATTACCTCCTATCTATCCTCGTTACAAATATAAAAAAATTATGTTATTTCTTGAAATTTTCAATTATTTTCATAGTTATAAATTTATATTATTTTTTTTTAATTCCTTTAAAAGATCAACAAAGGCAGTGGCATTCATGTTAATAGTTCTTTCAGCATGGCGAACAGCACTCTTTAATTCCTCAATGTTTTGATTCTGTTGTGTAAACTTCAGATCGATTATCTTTTCCAGATTATCAAATTTAGTATCGTGGGCTTGTTCTAATGCACTTACTTTACTTTTTAAAACACTTACTTCATCATGAAATTTAATTGTTTTAGAATTGACATTATTATTCAAATCCTTTAACTGTTTTACTAAATCTCTTACAAAGTAACCTATTATAGCAACAACTAATCCAATTACTAATTTTATATAATCTTCTGCATTCATCCTTTAATCGCTTATTGAACAAATGTAAACAAAAAGCCAAACAGATTAATGCTTGGCTTTTGTCAGTTAGTTAACTTGGATCATTACTTGACCAGAATATAATGAACATTTATATTTTTCACATAAAGCATTTAATTCTTGTTTGAATGCTTCAGCACGTTCTTGTTTTTCTTGTTCAATTAATTGTTGTGCTTTTTCAACTTCTGTTAATTCTTTTTCCATAATTATAAAATTATCTCAATATCACTTGGCTCAATACCAAAAGTTTTTGCCATTTCTACTTTGAAGCCTAGATAATAAACATATTGAGTTGTTTCAAAATATTGCATATCTGTTGGTACTCCTACTTTTACAACATTATAAAAAGCATTGATTTCATCTTTTGTTAATGTAAAATCTGAAGAAGGTGTTTGAATTTGTTCACCTGCTTCTGTTTTGTAAGTAAACATGAAGTTGTAATTATCTCTTAAATAATCTTGTCTTACAATTATTATTTCTCCTTCAACTTTTGCTGTTTGTTGACTTGCTATTCCAGAATTATATGTTACTGGTATTAATGTTTGTATTTTCATGTTTTATAAGTATAAATTTTCTACTGTATCTAAAATTGCTAACCATTGTATATTAGTTCCAGCTAACCCTTGAACATCTATTTTTAAAGCTCCATTTGTTGTGTCTGCTGAAACTGTTGGCGATCCCCACCCACTAGCATTTGTTACTAAATTAATGTTAGATATTGTTAATGTTGTTGAAGCTGCATTAGCACCTCTTACTATAACTCCATCAATATCCCATACTCCAACATTTGTTGAACCACTTTGCTTACCAGTAATAGAACCTTTAAACCTAATCATTTGTTGGTTTTGTAAACCTAAAATAGTTGATTGATTAACTAAAGCATTTCCGTTTGCTGTTAACGTTGAAACTGTTGCATCTGTTGTTCTTCTTCCATATCTTGCAATACCTTTTTGAGAATCTCCTGCTGACGTGAAAATATTTGTACTAATAGAAACTTTTGATGTTAAACCAAAAGCATTTCCTTGATACCCTAAAACAGTTGAATAAGGTGCGTCACACGTACCACTTCCAAATATAGAAGAAAACGAACTACTAGCTGTTCCAAAACCTACAATAATACTATTACCACCACTTGCTGTTGAATCAGAATAAAAATAACCACCAATAGCTAAAGAAGTTTCTCCAGTAGCTTTACAACGTAAACCTATTGCAGTAGCACTATCTAGTGATGATGTACACGCTTTTCCTAATGCTAAACCATAAAGTCCAGTAACAGAATTTTGATAACCTAAACTAAAACCATAATTAGCACTAACAGTTGATGAAGAACCGAAACAACCATTTTCAGAACCACTTACAACATTATTGTAACCAGTTGTTACTGAATAAGCAGCATTGCCAGTATTACCATTACCAGCTCTAATAGTATATGCACCTGATATTGAATTAGATAGTCCAAATACAGCAGAGTAATTACCAGAATTTGTGTTTGTACTTCCTGCCCCAAAACCTGCTGTTCCACTTATATTATTACTTATCCCTAATGATGTTGAGCTAGATCCACTTGCTGCACAAGAATTACCCATAGCAACAGAAAAGTTTCCACTTGCTGTGTTTTGATACCCAATTGTAACAGCATAAACAGCAGTTGAATTATTTGAACCTCCTATTGCTACTGCTACTGCCCCACTTGTTGTATTTTCAGAACCTCCTAAAATCATGCTTCTTTCTCCCGAAGCAGTATTATTTCTACCTCCTACGATACAAGAATAATCACCACTTGCTGCACCAGCAGCTGCACTTCTTATCCTTTGCAAATCGATTGCATATTGACCTCTTTTATTTCCACCAGTTGTAGTATTATCTGGAACAGCTAATTGAAATGCTCCAGTACCTTTAGGCACAATAGAAATATCAGCATTTGTTGTACTTGCTATTGCTGTTAATGAATCAACATTTACTGTTGCATTTGGTGCTGAAGTGTTTTGAGCTTCCGTAAAGTATGTTAACCCTCCAGCTGAACCATATATTTCTAATACTGCTCCAGTTGAATTTTTATAATGAACTAATTTATCTGTTAAATCATAAAAATATGTACTGTTCGATACTGAAGACCAATCAGCTGAAGATGCAGTTGTAGCTGTGTAATTAATAGCACCAGCCATTTGTGTTGTTAATGTTATAACTGCCATTTTATAAAGTATTTGCTTGTTCTACAAATGAATCAAAATCTGCTTTTTGTTCAGGTGTCATATCATCATATGGGAATATAACAAATTCATCATTAAGAGTTGCACCATTTAAATCAGTAAATTTAACTACTCTTTTTATTGGTTGAGTAATATTTAATGTAAATAATTTTGCACCTTCTAAATAACTAAAATCAATTCCCACAAATTGAGATAATTTTAAAACTTTTTCAAGATTGTATTGTTCATTATAGCAACATACATCCTGATCTATTATATCTAATTTTTCTAACATTATAATAAAATATTACCGTAATTATCCTGTGTATTAACCATTGATTGGGTTATGTTTGCATTTACTGGGGTGGTTGCTATTACATAAGTATTTTGAGCGTATTTAGTTGAAATTACTGATGCACTATATATACAATTAGCAGTAGTAGCTCCAGCTGCTAAATAACCATTAATAACTGTATTTCCAAATGAACCAATCTGTAAAGCATGACCAGCTGCGTTATTATAATATGAAATCGCTTTAGGAGTTACAACACCAAGGTTATTTGGTGCGAAATTACAAAACATTCCTACATTTGCATAAGATACACCAGTGCAATTAATACATCCAGCTTGACTATCATTACCATTTTCAATTGTTACCCCTATGTTTGACATCGATACACCAGTGCAATCAATAGCCCTAGAACCATAAGAATAAAACCCAACATTTGAAGAACTATAACCAGAACATTTTTCTAAAATATTTCCTGAACCTTGACCAGAAAAACCTCTACCTGACGTTGAAACACCTACACAGTTAATAGCAGCTCCACCTGATCTAAAACCAATATTACCAACTGATTTTCCACTACAATTAGTTGCAATTGCAGTACCACCATCATTAAAAAAACCACCCCCGAAACTTCCAGTTACTGTTCCAGTACAATTAGTTGATATCCCACCGTTATAAAATGCGTAATTATATAATCCAAAACCTAAAGCATGACAATTTATAGAGGTTCCAGTTGAAAAGATTGAATAATGGTAATCATTTGAATATGATTCTCCATGTATATTTTTTAATATTCCATTAGAATAAACACCAAGATAATTTGTTGTTGTTATACCTTTAAAACCATTTAATTCAGCAGAAGCATTTGTAATTAAAATACTTACTCCACAAGAACTATAGCAAATTGCTGTACCAGTAACTTTAGATGCACCACTTAATAATATAGTAGCAGTATTTGATAATGATGCAGTTCCCCCACTACGTTTTAAAATTATATCTGAAACATCACAAGTAACAGCTACTGCATTATCAGTTATTGTTGATGATGTACTAGCTTGAGATAAGATGTAAGTATGACCATTACCATTAATATTTACACCATCTTTTAATATAATTGATACATCAGTTGTTTCAGTAACATCTGCAAATAATTCAATTGTTTGTCCAGATGTAGCTGCTGCTCTTGCTAATGCATAAGTTGTATAATAAGTATAAACTCCACTTGAATTTGATATACCCCAAATTCCACTTGCTGAAGTTGGCGTTACGTTAAGAAAAACTATACTTCCTACAGTACCTATAGTTGAAGTGTTTAAAGTAGAAGTTGTTTGTTCATAAAAATTACCTATTAATGTGCCTTGATAGACTTCCCATAAAGAAGGATAAAAACCTTCAGAACTATATGTAATTCTAGTCATTGACCATTTAGAAGAAGCACTACCAATTGAAGTAACTACATAATCACCATTTTGTGCTGGTGTAAATTGATTAGTTAATAAAATTTTCATACCTACAAATGAAGTTACTCCATTGTAGTTTGGTAATGTACTATTAATTGAGGCTGTTAATGTTGCACCCAGTGCTGGTTGTGTTGGATCTGAACCACTTACGTAAACACTTGATGGTGTTGCCATTCCCGTAACAGTATCTACAAATTTAACTGGTAAATTTTGTGCTGTAATAGTACCAGACGAACCACTATTAAAAATTGTTAAACCACCATTTCCTATAATTCCCATTTCTTAAAATTAAATTTGTGCTACAACTATTAATGTACAACTTGCTGGTGCTGTAATTGTTAAACCAGTTAAAACTCCAGTTCCAATTGCAGATTGATTAAATGAAGTATTTTGCGTAATTGTAATTGCTGATGAAGATATTGAACCTAATGGTTGAGAACCAGTTACTGTTCCACTTGTAGTTGTGGTACAATAAACTGTAATTGCCCTAACCCCCATGCCTTCTGTTAATGTTATAGAATTGTTTGTTAATTCTGTAGTGAAAGTTTCCGTTAAAATTGTACTCATTTCTTGTATTTTTTTTTTATTTAATTATCTCCTAAAAAGTCATTTATTGACATTGATCTTAAAAATTTACCTTTTTGATACATTCCAACTGTTAAAACTTTTGAATCAGAATCTATAAATCTAATTAAATAAAACAGTTCTTTTGAAGGTATTTTTTCTACCTCAACAACTGATTTAATTAGATTTTTAATATAATTTGCAGTTAAATATTTTTGACCTAATAAATCAAATTTAACGCCTAATATATCTCTGTTAAAATCTAATTCTTTAAATTCTGTTTTCTCTTCATTCATTACTGGTTGTCCGTTGACTGTGTAAAAATATGAAGGTGTAAAATCCTCTTCTGTTGTTCTTATGCCAATTGAAACGCTCGTTTCGTGCTTTTGTTCATTGCTTGCTAATCTTATTAAACAATTTGTCATGATTCCTTTTACTTTTCCTACTATCATTTTCTTGTGTTTTTAATTTCAAGGCATAAATATAGTAAAAAAAGTAAAAGATTCAAGGCATTATCCCATTAATTCTCCATAAGTTGCTGTGTACACAAATGGTACTGGGAACGAAATACCAAATTTCTTAATTTTAAGTGTACCTTTTAATGTTAAAAGCACTTTCTTAATATCCGTTCCAGTACTTAATAAAACTCCAGTATTTTGGATTAATGATTGTGGATTTAAAGATAATTTTAAAGGTAGAGCAACCATTGTATTCGGTGAAAGTGTAATTGGAACTTGACTATATATATTTGTAACTTTAACGCCATTTGCATATACATCTATGTCCATTCCATTGATGCCTACTTTTAATTCTGTTGGATTATCAATAGTCATATCAAATTCTACAACAAGTTCATTTGCTGTAAACTTTTTTAAACGAGCATTTTTTGTGTTATAAATTAACTTATAACTCAATTCCATTTGGTATTTTACCCATAAAGCTATTCCAACTACTAAACTTCCAATACCAGCTAATATTAATCCTTTTTTTAAAGTCATGATCTAATTATTTTGATTTTACTTTTTTAATTACAACAACCATTAACGTTATTGCAAGTAATGAACCTACAATAATACCAGTTATAGCCATTGCTGACAAACCCTCTTCTTTTGTTGTTTTTGTGCTTTTAGCTAAAACAGCTTGTGCTAACATTTTATCAGTTTCTAAACTCGATTCTTTTTGTTTTGTTGATAAGGCATGGCACTCTTCACGCTTTGTTTTGTTTTTTTTGCCCGGATATTTTAACCAACATCCATCTAATTGAACTCCTCCAGCGTAATCGTAACTATCGTGTAATATTTCTTGATTCATAATTTAGTTTTTATTTTATTTGTTATATGGATTTGGCAAACCGTATGCTTTAGAAAAGTTAACTCTTTTTTGCATTACTTCATTATAAGTAGTTGATTTTTTACCCATAATTACTTGACAAACACTTTCTGATTTTGCACCAAAATTACCATCTGTTGCTAATTTTTGTAAAGAAGCAATTTGTTTAACTCTTTCACTAACTTTTACAAGATTACCTACTGCAATTGATGCCTTAAAAGGCTCTAAAAGCCATGATGAAGCTGATTTTTCTTCAGAAGGTTTATAATTACTTGGTATTGCTAATAAATTAACTTTTTTAGCATCTTCAATAATATTATTAAATGCTAATTGAATTGTTTTTGCTTCAACACCTTTTGAACCTTTTGAAACAACTTTATTCCCATCAAATGCTGGGGTTACAACTATTTCTTTTTCAGCGTTGTTAGAAGAAAGAACTTCAGTAACAGCTATTTGTGAGGTGCTTTCTTTTAATAATTTTTCTAAACGAGCTTTTTCAGCTTTTTCTTTAAAATATTTATGCAGTTTATAACCTCCATAAATGGTAGCCACACCTAAAACTGAAAAAATTCCTACTTTAACGTAATTTACTTTCATATTATTTATTTTTATAATCCCACTTCTTTATAATTGAATCGTATTCTTTAAGCTCTTCATCTGTAAACTCTTCTTTTAAACTCAATTCATGAAGTCGTTTTAATTGTTTTTTGGTAATGTTTGAAATCTTTTTTTCCATTTTTTCAGCTTCGCCAGTCATTAGTTTTTGAAACAAACGATTATTAGGTTCTGCTGTTTTTATAATTGCTAAATCTTTTTTATTAGCTAAAAAAACAACCGAGTAAGAAACATACAAGACTGTTGCTGTTACTCCAATTGTTACTAATATTGCACTTGCTTTTTTCCAATTAACCATTACCACTTATTAATAGGACACTCTTCATTTACATATTTTGCTTTGTCGTTTGTAAAACAGCCACACAATGAACAATTACCAGTTATCATTTTATTTTCACATGAGTTGCAAATTTCAACTCTCTTTTTGTGCAAGTCTATTGATACTTTTTCAATAGACTTGCCACGTACACTTTTTGTTAAATCTATAAGTAAACTCATAAATTATTTTCTTCTTGATCTAATAAACAAAAACACACCTACTACCAAAAGTAAACCACCTCCTATTAAAGCAATATTTCTACCAGTATTTTTTTTCTCTGGGATTTTTGTTGCTTTTTCAACTTCACTTGATGAAGCATTAATTGGTGGAACTGGAGGATTATTTAATTTATCTAAATCTTTTGGAGTTGCACCTTCTAATTTAGGATCTCTAGCTACAATATTACCTTTTGCTTTTTCATCAGCAATACGCTTATCTTCAGCTTCTTTTGCTTGTTGAAGTTTTACGTTATAAGCTTCCTTCATTTTAGTGATATAATCACCAGCATTTTGTGTATCTGTATAAGCTGTTGCTACTTGGTTTTCTAAACTTAAATATGATTGATAATATTGCGATTTACAACTTTCTTTGTCTTTATTTTTTTTAATGTTTTGACAAGCGTTATATTTTGATTGTACACTATCACGTTTCGCAATTAATTCAGCTCTTTTTGTCATTTCTAAACGATGATCAGCTTCTAAACGTGCTATTTCATTGTTTAAACCATCTAAAGTAAAGCCATCACCTATAGCGTTGTTCCAATCATTTCCAGAAAAATTATCAAATTCTCCAAATGCGTTTCCAGAACCTAAATGTCTAGTAACTAAACCTCCTAATTGTTTTTCTATTGTTTTCATTAGATTCTATATGTAATATTTCTTGCTTTTAAAATTCCATTTATTTCGTTAATCCACCAATCACTTAATTCATTGTGTAAAGCTGGTATCATTGTTAACTCTACATCAGAAACAAAAAGCCATGAACCAGAATAAATTAATCTTTTACCAAACGCTTTATCAACAGCTGCAAAGTCTGCATCATTTTGCATTTTGTAAAATTGATCTTTAATAGATTGCTCGTCTGTTCCTAAACCTTGCATTGAGGCATCAAATATATTTGCAATAGCTTCAGCTTGTGATTTTGTTAATTTTTGTTTTGTTTTTGCATCTTTATTTAAAACATCAAGTTCTTTTTCTACTTGCTTTTGTTCTTCTTTTTGCCCAGTGCTAGTTCCAGCTTGTTTTTTTTTAACTGCATTTCTAATAGCTATAATTCCAAAAACAGCACCAGTAACGACACTAACCGTAACGACAACTGCGATTATTCCTCTTGCTCTTGGGGGTAAATTTTGTAATACTGCCATTTTTTATTATTTTTTACGTGTTTTAATTGCAAATATAACTAACGTTGAAAGAATTATAAAACTTCCACCGATTAAAAATGTTTGATACATTCTTTTTTTCTTTTTTTCTTCTTCTTTTAATTCCATTTTCTTTATATTTAAAATGTAAAAAAGGCAAATCCGAAAACTTGCCTTAAAATAAATTAAGCTACTTTTACTTCTTCTGCTAATACAGCTGGTGGAGTAGTTACTTTTGTGGTTTTTGTTTTTTTATCGTTTGTGTACCATAAATATCCTAGGATTGCTACAACTCCGATTCCGATTAATACTTTTTTGTTCATCGTTTTTGGGTTTATTTGTTATTTATTAATTTTCGTATCTTGAAGTGTTTTTTGATGGAGAAACTGGGAAACGATAAGTAATTGTCATTCCTTCAATTTTATCAATTTTTGCACCTCTTTTTTTTAGTCCAGCTTTATGTTTTTCAAAAGCTGTTTTGTTTGTGTGTTTTCTTACGTAGATTTTCATTTTACTGGATTTATTATAAACAAATTTTATATTTTAACGTTTCAAAATTATCAATGAACGTTTTTATATATTGATAGCGTTCTTTATTTTGTTGTGTTGGTGTATTTTTAAATACATTTAAAAATGAGTTATGTGCTTCAATTACTGGATAGCCTAACCCCAAATAGATTCTTAACGCGTTTAAGTCTGCTTCAATTTCATCGTGCTGAATTTTATTCAAGTTAAAGTGTGAATATTCATGCAACAAAATTGCCATTCTCATTGGTACTGTATAGTTTACAAAACTTCTTTTTGCAACTTCCATTCTACCATTTATGTTACTTATACGTGCTGGAGTTGGTATTGTTCTTCCCTCTTGTGTAATTACATCAAAATAATCAATTCTATATTTACGATCATCACTATAATAAGTTCCTTTTGATAAAATTGAAGCTTTTTCACTAAATTCTTGTGCGAACTTAACAAAGCTCATTATGTTTTTATCTGAAAAACAATTTGAAAATTGATTTAGTTTTTGTTTTTCAACTGAAACAATTTTTAATTGATTACTTGCTCCATTTAAAGGTATAACTCTTACAATTACATTTTCGCAATTTTGTGGCATACGAACTTCAAACTCACCTTGACCATTAACTGTTTTTACTCTATTAGTATAGTACGTATTTGGCACATTTGGATTAAAAGCCATTACACGTACTTTTATTGGTGAATTTACACTCACTTTTAAAAGTATTTTGCTTGGCTCTCCGTTACAAGGTATTTTAAATTCGTTCATTAATTATTATTTTTTATCTCTTAAAGCAAAATATAAACCTACACCTATTAAAGCTATTACACCAACACTTAAACCTAATATTGAACCAATACTCATTTTTGGTTTAATATCTTCTTCCGTTGTTTTGTCATAACTTACTGATTCACCTTGATTAGATTTTTTTGATAACAAACCAGCTAAAAAAGTACCAGCTGTTGTTGCGTAACCGAATGCTTTACCAACTTTTTGTTGACGATCATCAAATTCTTTAATTGTACCTTTATACCCTTTTTTTACTGCTTTCCAATATTTAATATTGAAGTCTAAATCATAACCAGTAGATTCAGTTCCATCTAATTGGTCTGTACAATCTCCAGATTTAGTACCTAAACCATCACAAATTTTACTTATATCACTAGAATCGAAGTTCGCGTAATCTTCAGTAAAACAAACTTCTTTTATGATTTCATCGTTTTTCGCTTGAAGCGTTTTTGCTTCATCTACTACGTATAAATAAGGTATTGATCCCATAATTATTTTCTGTTTTTAATTACTATAAAAATTACCACACCTAATGCCAAAGCAACCATTGATCCAACAACAATTTGTTTTGTTTTAGTAGTCATTTTTTCTTTCATTTCTTCATCTTCAGTATTAGTTGAAGTTAAATCAGGAATACCAAAAGAATCTTTGAATACTTCGTTTGCTTTTAACGCCATTAATCCAGCGTTTGATTTAAACGCTGTTAATTCTGGTGTAATTGTATTATTAATTGGTTTTAATGCTAATGTCGGTATTTCATCACCAGTATTAAAATTATTATATCCTTTTTTAGATACACTTGGTTTTAATCCCATTGTGTATAGTTCTTCGTTAAATCCCATAATTTCTTATTTTTTCTTATTCATTAATATAATAACTCCAGTAATAACCCCAGCTATAGCAACGCCAATACCAACCATAGCTATAGTTGACATTCCTTTTTTGATTGGCTGACAAATTCCATTTTCATCTTTTGCATAACCTTCATCACATGGAGTATCACCAATAATATCACCTTTTGTTCCCTCTGTACCGTATTTAGTATATGCTAATGCACTTAAAGCGTTCAACCCTTGGTCTAACCAACCTTCTTGTTGTGCTTTTGTCATAAAGTCTTTAAATGAACCAGTTCCACCAGCATTTAACCAACCTCTGTAAACTTTGTTAGCCGAAAGGTTATCTTGTTGATTCTGGATTAATTCTAATTGCATATTTGTATTCATACTGCTTATTTTATTGGTTTTTTAATTAAAATGAAAACTGCTGATCCAATTAATAAAATTGGCAACCAATTTCTTTTCAAAAAACTTGGTTTTGGTGCTTCCATAAATTCTTTTGTTTGTGGTTTTGGTGTACTCATAGCACCACCACCACCTCCACCACCATAAGTAGGCATTGGTTTAATTGCTGTTGGCGTAGCAAGTGCAACTGGTACAACATCTGAAATCGGAACGGTTACTGTTGGCGTGTAAACTGGCATAGTAAATACTGGGCGAGTTGTTAAAACATTACCTCTACTATCCCCTTCGTCAATTGACATTGTAGGTGTGTAAGTTGGCATAGTAAATACTGGACTAGTTGTTAAGACATCAGCTGTTCCTCTTGTTGGTCTTGAAGATGTAGGCTGTGTTTCTGGACTTAATACTGGTTCTAAAGGTGCTGTTGCAACATTGTTAACCATTGCATCTATATGATAGTAATGAGATCTTGACATTTTTTTAAAGTTTTCTTACGATTAATAATGCTACTCCGATTACTAATAATTGCTTAACAGTAAAACCAAAGTATTTTTTTTCTGGGTTTTCATTAATATCTTTTAATCCAGTTTGAATATCTGATGTTAATGATTTATTCATAGGTGAAATAGTTTCATCTATTTCAACTTCTTCGATTGGTTGGGCTACAGAAGTTGGAATTAAATAATAACCAGATTTATCTGGAGTAGTAACCATTAAACCACTTGTTTCTGTATGTGGAACAAAAGCACCATTTAATAAACGTTTTGAAATTCTAGCTCTTACTAATTGACCTTCAAACTTTGAATCTTTCATGAACGTTTGTTTTGTGCCTTCTTTATCTTTATCACATGTGTATAAATCAAGTGTAATAGATTTATTTACTGTAAATGGCACTATTCCCCTAGCATCTAAAGGCTTCCATTGAGTTCTTGTAATCATTTTTTATCTTCGTTTATATAGTTATTATATAAGTTTCCAATAAAGAATCCTCCTACAGATCCTAAAGCTGAAAACATTAATTTATTTTTCTGTTTCATCATAGCATAAACTAATCCTACGCCTAATCCAATTAAAGCTCCATTTACTGCAATTTTGCTTTTTGTTTGAATTGATTGTGTTAATCCAGTTTTAATTGAAGTAGGTGTTGGTAAAGCCATTGTTTTTGGCTTATCTTCAACTATTTCTGCATATTCAATTTCTTCTGAACCATTCACGTTTGAATGTTGTTTTACTTTCGATAATATATGAACACAATTTTCTGGTATCATATAACCATCTTGTGTTTTAAATACTTTCAATACAGAATTTGGTGTACTGCTTGCATTTATTGGTGTTGCTACAATAACATTGTTTTTTTTTAACTCTTTGTACATTACTGAACCACCATTACGTTTTGGAGCTTTAAAATCCCTCGTTATTTGGCAATTGTAATAAGTAGCGTTATTATTCATTTTTTACTTTTTATTTCTTAATGAAACAACTGCAATTGCACCACCGATTAATAAAACAGTTGCAATTATTATGATTGGCATTAAATTACTTTTCTTTTTTTCTTCGTCTTGGGTAAGAGCTAATATTAATGTTTGTTTATCAGCTTCTTTTTGTGTTTTTGCATCTGTTTTAGATTTAGCAAATCCAAAAATTGAATTTACTGCTCCAGATACAGCACCTACAACACCACCACTTGAAGCTCCACCTAAAATTTTTCCACCAGCACCTTCAGCTGTTGAATCCGATGAACCATCACCAGATTTGGCGAAAAAACCTTTTATTTTATCAATTAATTCACCATTTGCATTTGAGAAATTTGAATTTTGATTTTGAGCTATTAAAAATGCTATATTTTCTCTAAATTTAGTATTTTCATAAACAGCTTCAACCACCAAATGAATTAAATGTTTTTTTGATATATCTGAAGGAACATCTACACCAGAATTTTTTAAGGCATCAATTAATGATTTAGGGTTTTTATCTAAAATCTTATGAATTTCAGACAATAAAATATCCTTTTGCATTTCTTTATCATTTGACATGATTGATCCAGAAAAATTACTCATTATATCACCACCGTATATCATCTTTATTTTTTTTTTATTTTTTGAAAATGATAGCTAAACCAATAACTATTACCCCACCGATAATTAATAATTCTGTTTTGCTTTTACCAGTTTCTGGAGTTGTTGAAACTTTATCTTGTAGTGAAGCTATATCAGATTTTATCGTTTGTCCATCAATAAAATTAGAAAATGAAGAGTTGTTTTTTTCGCTTTCTGATTTTATTTTCACTTTGAAATCATCAATTTGTTTTTGAAACAATGGAACGTCTGGATGAATTTCAGCTAATTTCCCCAAAGCACTATCTCTATGTTTAGCAACTACCAACGCTAATTGTTTCGCTAAATGTTTTGGGTGTCTAATTGCTCTAATACCATAACTTTCAACCATATTGGTTGAACCTTGTGGATTGTTTAAAGCTGTATATTGATATACATTCATTATTTTCTATTTTGGTTTCAAAAAAAAAAGGTAGGTAGTTAAACCACCTACCCTTTTATGGTATTTTACTTATCTTGTAAGACTATCCAACTAATGGTCTTCCGTTAGGAATTTGTAATTGAGATAAACTTGGTCTAGCGTAAGCTTTAGTAACATCTTGTCCAGATAATGAACGAGCAACGTTAATTTGTTCAGAAGGATATAATGACATAGTCAATGTAGCACTTGCTAAAATTGTTGTTGTGATTGATGTGTAAGCGTTTACTGGGAATTGGTATTTCACGATAGTAACACCAGATTGATTTTGCATTGGATCTAAACGTGGAGATACTGGAATAGATCTTACGATACCATTTGATTCTCTATGTTTGATTGTTAATGCTTTAAACGGTTGTGAAGCGTTTGCTGATTGCAAGTAAATCTGACCAACTTTAAATGGAGAAGATTTAATGTCTTGTAGGAACTCTGCATAAGTAATATCACCATTGTCCATAGTAATAGTAATTGCTGCATTGTTACCGAATGCTGGTGCTGAAGCGTTTCCAGCTGTATTCGCATTTAAAACAACTACTGAACTAACGTCATTTGTAGTAGAGTTGTTAATATTGATTACGAAAGGCAAAGAAGATGCAATGTCTTGTTCTGCTCCACCATCTGCATAAGCATAAGCATCTACGAAATTATTCCATTCGCTTCCACTATAATTAGAGTAGTTTTCGTTTGCGAAACTCTCTGCTGTTTCAAAATAATTCATTTTTTTGATTTTTTTAAATTAAACTTCTTTTTTGAAGATTACATTGTTGTTTTTGTCATTTGCTTTTTGGCGAACTCATAAACGAACATACCACCAGCAACACCAATAACTACTGGTAAAGCTTCTTTTAAAATTTGAACTAATGGATTAATTGTTTTCATTTTTTTTTGTTTTTTAAAATTTACACAAATTTTTTAATGCTAACAGCGAACACTCACTGTTTCGCTAATTGTTACAAAGTTGTGTTGTTTGATAGGTTTTATAAAATCTAGCAATAACATTTAGTTATATATTAAAGGTTTACTTGCTTATTATCAATTAATTGCAACGTTAAACAATGTTAACGAATAACTGTTTTTTAGGTATTTATAATATATAATTTAGACGAAAATATTTAAAAGAATGAAAAACGAAAAAATACAATTACCAAAAGTATTGATTTGTGCGCCCCAACATGAAAGTAAAAATTATGCTTGGGAAATTTGGTGGGAACGAGTAAAAAACTTGACTTATCCAGCTCATAGATATGAAGTCTTTTTAGCCGATAATTCTATTTCAAAAGAAAATTACAAAAAATTTAAAAATCTAGGTATTAAAGTAAAACATATCCCTCAAAATAAAAAAGGGATTATTTTTACGATTAATGATTCACATGAAGCTTGTAGATTATATGCTTTAAAACATGATTTTGATTTTATATTTCATTTAGAAACTGATATTATACCTCCTTTTGATGTTATTGAACGTTTATTAAATAATAATAAAAAGGTTTGTGCTGGTGTTTATGATTTATTTTTTGGATCAAAAAGAACTCCTATGATTCAGATTGATGAACCGTATGATAAAAATATTCGTGAATATAGAACTCCCTTATTTTTAACAGATGAAGAACCTACTTTTTTTAATGGACAATTAAAACAAGTTTATCACGCTGGATTAGGTTGTGTATTAATTCACCGTTCAGTATTTGAAAAAATTCCTTTTAGAGCTGTTGAAAATGTAAACTTTCATTCTGATACTTGGTTTGCAAATGATTGTTTCTATTTGCAAATACCTATTTATGTTGATACAACAATTCAATGTAAGCATTATAACACAACTTGGTTTGGTAAATTAAATTAAAACAAAATAAAATGGATCAAAAATTAGTAACATTATTGTACAAAAAAGATATGTCTGAAAAATTAATGGAAACCTATGCAAAAGGTGTAGCGTTACATTCAGATCTTATTAAAGAAATCAAAATGAAATTGGAAAGTAAAAAACTTTCAAAGTTAGAAAGTTCTCAACTTCAAATTGAATTAAATGAAAATGAATGGAAAGCTCGCCAGTTGTCTGAACGTTTTAAATTAACAAGAAGAGATTACCAACATTACGTTATACCACAAGTTGATAAAATTGCAACTAAAGAAGAAAAAGAAACGATTGAATTTATTAATCACCAAAAAGAAGCTGAAAAATTATCTGAATATGAAATTTTTGGTAAGGCTGTTAAATTACCAGCTAATATTGAACACCCTTTTGTAATTGATAATCTTGAAAAAAATATTGAATACATTAAAAGTTTTATTGAAGAAGGAAATAATGTTTTATCTGAAGGTGGATTAACATTTTATGAAAGCTCAAAATTAAAGCTAGAAATATTTGAAAAAGAACTTCATTTAAAAACTTTAAACAAACGTTTAAATTCTAGGAATGAATATTACGTTGAACAATTTTTGCCAGTTTATGAAGTAGAACTTGCTGAAGCTAAAGAAAAAGTTGAAGATTATTATAAACGTGGTAATTTAATTGCTAAAACTGGTATTGATGTTCAACTGCAATTTATTTTAGATAAATATTCTGAACATGTAAATGATGAAGAAAAATTATGGCTGTACTATACTTCTTTAAAAAATAGGGTTAATGGTATTATTGAAGAAATAAAAAAAGATAAAGTTCAGTTAAAAGAACTTCAATATTTAACTGATCCTATTTAATATGAAAACTCCATTTAATGAAAAACAATCAAATGTAGTTGTTGAAGAGCTTAATTTAAAAAAAACACAACTTACTGCTGAAACAGCTATTTTAATGCAATATATAAAAGATAAAGCACCTTCTGAATTCGTGGAGGGTGCAATTAGAAATAGAAATATTTTATTTATTGATATTTCTAATTTAGAAAAACAAATTGAAAATTTAAAATACGGTAAAAAGCAATATGGTAAAGAGCTTCAAGAGCGTAGTGTTCGTAGATGGATTGATTAATAAAAAAAGCGAGGTTTAATTCTCGCTTTTTTATTTACATTTCTTTATAATCAACACCATCAAATGCACTAAAAACTTCAGCTTCAGAAATTTCTCTAGGTTTAATTTCTTTTGCTATTTTTTCTTTAATAGAAACAGCTTTTATTGTTGGTTTAGTTAAATCAATTAAAGGTATGTTTATTTGTTTTTTATGAATCATAATTTCTGGGTTTATAAATTTAGTATTTGAATCAAAGTTTTCTTTTGATAAACAATTTTTATTTGCTAAATCAAATTGATCTTTTGTTCTATAATAGAAAAATACACGTACTGTTTGTAATCCATTCAAACGGTAGCCTAAAATATTTATTGAACTTGGTGTAAAATTTAATGGTATATTTTCAATTGCAAATTGCTTTTGCATTGGATCAACTCTAGGTTGGTTAAAATCTGTAGCTGAAACTCCATTTGCATTTTTAATTATTTTTTTCCATCTAATATCTACTTGTGAAAGCGTATTGGCATATACATTAATTGAATCAATTATATATGGTTGTACTTGTAAATCATTTGAAATTTCATTATAACTTAATTCAGAATTAGATGTTACAGCTACTGTTGAACCAGAAATAACTTGTTTTTCAGTAAAATAATAAAATTGATCACTATATATTGAAACTGGTATATAATTAGAATTTAATTGCTTAACAAAAAGTCTATAAATAGCACCAATACCCACACCAGAAATTAATTCATAAGTAAAAGAGTAAATACCTATATAAAAATCATTAAATTCCTTAACTAAACCAAACATTGTTGCATTGAAAAATGTATCTAATGTTGGTGATCCAAATGATAAATTATTTATTTGAACGGTTGGATAATAAGCAAATTCAGTTACAAATATAGTTTCTGTAGATCCAGCACTTGATTCAAAAGAAAATATGTTTACATCGTTTGTTTGATTCGATATATTTGTGAAGTCTAATGAAATTAAATTACCAGTTATTGCTGTACTCATAGTACAAAGATAATATTTATATAATAAATTATAAAAACAAAAATCCCGATTAAATATTAATCGGGATTTTCCTTACCTAAATATAAATAAAAAAAAGTTTATGAATGTTAAACTTATATGCAAATATAACAATAAATTTAACACACAATAAAAAATCCCAACTATTTTTAATAATCGGGATTTAAAACTTAAAATATGATAATAATGAAAACAATTGTATGTTTTAACTTTTATTGGTTTACAATATCAGTATTCTATACACATAGAATTTACACACTTTATTAATTCAATATGTAAAGTTAAAGATTATTTTTGATTTCCATAGTATTCCTTCATATATTTTGCTATAATATGTTCTGTAGCTTTTGTTCTATCTTGATGAAGCAAATTACCAGTTCTTAAAACACGTTTTTTCAATTCTTTTTCAACCAAGTTATAGTTGTCAACTAAATAAGCTTCTACTGCTTCTTGAAACATTGCTTTTGTAAACGCTCCTTTTATATTTTTCATGTCTTTATCTACAAAAACAAAAAATCTTGTGTTACCCTTTTCATATTGTAACTCAACCAATTTTTCAGCTAAATATAAATGAGTTACATCTTCACCAAACTTTGATTCGTGGCGTTTAACTGTATCATCCGTTTTGTGTACACGTAACCAATTAGTATTGGCATATAGTTTTGGATTAGCCATTTTACCAACTGATTGAAAATGAAGTATCACATCACATGAAACGTGCCTTTGTGTACAAATAGCACCTATTAAATCTCCTGGCAAAGAATCTGATACGAATTTTGTAATATCCTCAATAAGTAATACACCATTTTGAAAGTTTTCTAATATTACAGCTAAAGCATCTGCTGTTTCTTTTAAGGTCATTTTACCACCACCTTCTTTCATTACAGTTACTCTTCTAGCTTCTATTATTCCATTATAACACCATTTTTTAATTTCGGATAATGAAATTGCTCTAATATTAGCAAAGTTTTTGTTTTGATCTTTTTGAACATCCCCAAATTCATTATTTACATCCAAAATTAAAACCTTTCTAGGTTTCTTTGGGTGTCTTAATACTGTTTGAATCATTGCAAGTGTTGAATATGATTTACCAACACCTTTTTTACCGATTGCTATTCCTAATGTTGCTTCTCTAGCCACTTATATTTTGTTTTAATTATTAATCTTCCATCATTGAAGCTTCTATATCTTCTACTGAAACTACTTTTGCTGTTGCAACTTTAACCTCCATTTCTGTTAATGGATCTTCTTGTCTTGGTGGTGTAATTATTGCATCTGGAGTTACACGTTCAATTGGAGCTTGCTGGCTTTCATTTGGTTTA